GCATCAGCAGAGTATATACAATCTTCGAATTTTTGATTACCAAATGCATTTAATGCAGGCGGTAATGTTAACGGTTGATTATTCGTTGCACTAGCAGTTGAAGTCAACAATAAAGGTGACAACAATGAAAGTGCAATTAATGATTTTTTCATTCATTCTCCTTTATTATTGATTCGTTAACACACGAAATGGGGCAGTTTATACACTTACCCAAGGTGTCCACATTGGCCATAATTACTTATCATATCTAGCTTGATAAGCGTACTGAAACCGTCTGTGTATTTATCAAATGATGGCCTGAACCCACTACCATCTCAGTCCCCATTTACAGGTCTATTATTTGGGACTTTCCACTCTGACATTGATGGGTAATTCATAGTATCTTACATCTAACCAACAATGTGGAGCAGTTTAAGGTCCATACTCAGGACCAGATACTATATTTTCTTATTTCATTAGTTAAGTATTATACACAATTAAATTAGGGCATAATGATCATCTCCTTTCATAGTACCCCATGTGGTCTTGTTCCACTCGTACACTTAAGTAATGGGGTTTAATACTTATCCTCTAATATTTCGGAGAAAATCTTCAACATCTTCTTCAGTTACTCCAGGTATACCACCCATTTCACCTAATTCTTTACCAGTGATAGATGGCTTAAATGGTCCTCTTCTTGGAAGATCATCTACAGTATCAATAATAACCATCTTTTTATTAACTGAAGTTTTAACTGATTCAATTATGTTGAGACTACCATGCTCATCAGTAGATAATACTTCAACATCACCAATTTCTGCTTTAACATCTTGCAGTTCTTTGATTAGTTCTGATAGTTTCATTCTTCTTCATCCTCTAAAGGAATAGCAAAGAAGTCCAATTGATCTACTCTTAATGCTCCACTAGGACTATCTGCAATCAATTTTTGGACTACTTCAATAGCCTCCTCATCAGATGCTGTTGGATCAATTCTAATAGGTATAACAGCTTGACAAACTACTTCTCTAGTCCAACTATTCTTACCACTACTCATTCATTCTCCTTATCATTAATCTCCTTTATTAATAACTACAAGGCACACATGGAGTGTACCGAAAGAATAGTCTTGGTACCAACTATTCCACTCCATGTGACCCTTGAAGCTATTAACTTCAAGTCATTCTTAATACCACTTTGCTTGAGTACTACCTAATAAATCTTGAACTGACTCTGGATCATTACATATTACCAGATCATAGTATGGACTTAGTGTTGACCATATCCAATCAATACCAACTGGATTCATTGAACAAATAACAATACGACCAACTGGATAAGGATTACCATTAAATGCTCTTTCAGCAAGCATTAAACAAATTGATCTGATAGTATCATCACCACCTAAATCATGGTCAAGCCAGAGTTCATCCAGACTTTCATTATTCATTGAAGTAGCGTAAATATTTCTCTCAAATTGATCAAGAAACAAATTACCATCTTTCAAAGTGCGAGCATAATACACTTCTTTATCATCTGGAAATGGAAATGTCTTTACATCATCAATGACTAATATCATTGTTTACCTCCTTTTTATTGTTCGTTAAGCCTTAAGTGTAGTGGAATCTTATACCTATGTAGCCAGAGGCTACGAGCAATAAGAGTATCCAACTAGGAACCTACTATTACTTGCCCGCCTAGTTAGCGAATAGTTCTACAAGTAATATCCCACTACACTTAGCGCCTAACGACGCTATTATTACCTACTTCTATGCATTCTTACTTGACGATTCACATGATTACGTGAACCAATTGCAATTAACTCACCACCTGATTCAGTATAACAAATTGCAATGGTGTGTTGCTTGGTGCCCTTGACCGTAATATCATGATCGATTTTACTGGTAGTATCCTTAACCATTTTTGTTCCTGGTTTCATATTTCTCCTTATATTTTTCTTGTTTGTGCTTCTAATAGTTTAGAAACCTGATCAAAATCAGGGTGTTCACTAAAATTTATTCCTAAATTTCGTCTTAACCAACCAAAATCATGGGTTCTAAACTCTGGAACACCCATATTGGTTACAAGACGTTCAATTTCTCTACAGTCTTTACATACTAAATCTGTTTCTTTATCAAAGAATCGTGGATCATCTTCTGTACTACGAATCTTACCACATCCAAAGAAACAAACATTAGTATCAATCATTTAATCTCCTTTCAGTTAATACATAGTACCCAGTTGAGGAATCGAACCTCAATTGTAATTCACTATACCTTCTGGGTCCAGCCTTATTCATAGTATACATCGGCTTTATGTATACCAGCATCAATTCAATGTAAACATCAGCTACAACTGAGTTTACTTATGCTCCCACTTCTTGGTCTCAGTGTTCCAGACCTGCTTGGGACGATTCTGGTGATTCTTCTTCTTTCTTCGGTTAATGACTTTGGTTGTTGTCATTTTTTCCCTCCTTTTCTTGTCTTAGTGATATTAGCCACAATATTGTCTATTACTAATAAAAAGACAATAACCATGACTGTGATTGCAAACCAATTAATCACAATGGTTCCATTCCTAATAATTTCCAAGCCCTAGCAAAATCAGGGTGTCCACTATTATTAAATGGAAGATTGCGTCTTAACCATTCAATGTCATTTCTTCTCCACTCTGGGATATCCATAGTTTTTAGAAGACCAAGTAAATGATGATTTAACATTACATGGTTTGCAAGTAATTCTGCACTACTTCCTTTGTAGTCGCACCAACTACATGCTAATTGGGGATGTCCCAATTCACATACTTGTCCATCAAAATGGAAATCGAAGAAACATCCTCCATGACTTCCACAACCATCAGGACAATGATAATGGTCAATATCAATAACTCGACCATCAGTCGTTAATCCATTGTCAACATTCTGTTGCTCTTGTTCAGTTAAAGCCATATTTTCTCCTTTGTAATATTCTTGTAATCTTATTACATTTGTGTTAAGAAAAAGGGCAGTTTAACCATACATTTACCTCATTAGGTTTCTGCATGTCAGCCATACCCAGGACCAATGTTTAGACAGTTTAATTACTTATCCAGGTACATATTATAATAATAAGTTAAAGCCAGCACTTAATATGCTAAGAATAAATTCATGGGTAACTTATTATTGGATCATATTTAACGCACTTATCCAAGGTGCAACCATGATTCAAAGTGTTATGGCTCACTTCTAATAATGGTGGGTATCATCCCTTCTCCACTACAAGATCAATTAGAAATGGGGCAGTTTTTAAACCAACAATACCCAGGTTGGTGCACCATTTTATTAAAGTGGTATATGCTTCCACTAATGATAGAATTCTCTGATTATCTCTAATAGAGTTTCCTGATCATTTAAATAATAGAGAACTATTCATTATAGGAATTTTATCCCGTAAAGGATTATTAACCGAAGTTCACGCCTATCTCTATTATTACTGACTTGTAGTCCAGTCAGTTCTTTGCAGAAGCAGCCATTGAAAATGATCCAAAACCAAAGATCAAAATCAAGATTATAATTGCATACATTCTTTATTCTCCTCCCACGGGAATAACACCAAAGCAAATCATACAAACTTTTGTGCCTTCACCTGGAAGAAACTTATGTTTAAACAATCTACTTCGTTTGAATATAACAACTCCACGTTTTGGCCAGTAAGGAATTTGGATATAACATCCTACTTTACTGGTTATTTGTTTAACCATTTATTCTCCTTTGTTTTCATAAAGCCTTATGCGTAGTGGAATAGAATTCACGAAATTCCTTTGTTGGCTCTGTACCTTCCACTACACATAGCACCCTATGAAGATGCTATAATCTGACTTGTTTTGCAAGGCCAAACTTCATTGCATTCAATGCAACATCTTACTGGCTTAATACTAAAGAAAACCTTTTGAAACCTTGTTGCTCTTAATTGGGGTCGATGTAATTTTGCAATTTCACCTAATTTGTCAGTCATTATTTCTCCTTATTTATTTTATTTAATTGATAAACCTAATAAGTGATAGGAACTATCAGTATCCCCACCACAGGGTAAACTGATAACAGACAGGGTGGTGACCTTCTGCGAAACTTTTGCCAATCCCTATCACTTATTACATCTATCAATAACTGACCAATTTGGTCATGATTAAACAAATAACCTGATCAGAGGCTATCCTAATCAAATTTTCGTCAATGACTCTATATTTACACCCTCTCATCAGGTCACTTGACAAATGAAAATAAGTGTACTAGACTCAATACTAAGGAAACATCCAATGTTCCAAGTCGTAGTATTAATAAGAAATGGGGACAGTTTAACTACATGTCCCAAGGTAGTTAATAGTGGCTCGTACTCAGTCATTTAACCCAGGTCACATTAGGGCACCACTATTAAATTATTAATCGGCCATCACTTACTATCTTATTCTCCCCAGTGATGGCTTTGAGGTAGGCAAGTATCTAAGCCGTTACTTACTTGGCAAACTAATTTAGCCACTAGTTTAGGTGGGATGTAATAACACTAAATTTGGAATCAACCTAGTGTTTGACTCAATACTAACTACTCTCAAGAAATAATAGTTAGTCTCAAGAAATAATAGTTAGCATTGAACTTACATCGCTCCCAGAGCAGAACTCGAACCTACAACCTTATCCTTAACAGGGATTTGCTCTGCCAATTGAGCTATCTGGGAATGTCTTGATATTTGTACTACTGGGGGGACCAAGACATTGGGCAGTTATCGAGTACGGACTTAAATCAATTACTGATCATTAATCAATAACTGATCATAATCAAGTTATTAGTATTGATCATTACCGCTAATCATACCCAGGATTAGTATTGAGTTGATGAAGCAGGGGTTATTAACCCCTACTCATCATCCTCTTCATCCTCTTCTTCAGTCATTACCTCAACTGGCTCATTGATAATTGCATTGAGGTTGACTTGGGCGAGAATCTCAGCAAGACCTCGCAATTGAGAAACTTCCTCATTGGGGAATGAAACAGCAACTTCGTGAACTTCCACGATGGCATTGAGGTAAACCTCGAAATCAACCAAAGTGGAGTATGGGAATGAGAAATAGTCCCCATTGTTCTTCACTTCTGGAAGACCACTGGTTGCATCAATCTTCCATATTCCCATTTGACCCTTTGAGTTAGCACCTAAAAGGTATTGAGCACCCTTACGAAGGACCTTTTGGAAAGACAGAACACTGTTAACCAATGTTGCCTTCCACCACTGAACGAAAATCTCACCCTCATTGGTCTTTGCCAATGAAACAGCAAGAATACCAGTCTGAGAATAACTCGGAGTTATGCCCATTGCGACCTGATTAGCCCTATCGTAGGACTTTTGGTCAATGACACCCCAAAGGGTATTACCCTTTAGATTGCCAGCAGTGAACAAGTCAACGTGATTGTCCGAACGAAGAGTCTTGAGCATTGACAGCCCCAAGTCATCAGCCCCAATGTTATTGGTAGCCTTTCGTCCACCACCACGCTTTCCGGGAACAATTGGCGATAACCCTGGTAGGGATGCCAAAAGTTCGTCGAACTCGTCAGTGTTGTCACTAGTAAAGTCATTTGACATAATCAATTAACTCACTTTCTTTTATTTCTTTTTGGGCGTAGCCCATCCATTAGATATTTTCTATTGGGTATCACATTAGTCTAACCAATTGGTATTAAATGTTTACCTCATTACCCATTGGCAGGTGCGATAACGGCATTATAACAGGTGCATTAGACGAACACAAATGTCATAGAATTATACTATTAGATTTTCCTGTGAAAAGATCAAAAGGTATTACTGGTACCATATTTTACCTGATAACAGAGCTAGCTCTACCTTTATATAGACTGAAATATTCAATTTCTAATGTGCATATCTGAATAAATTTCTAATATGCATATCTGAATAGTCGTCCTTTTATGTAAACTGGAAATCTCTATTTCTAATGAGCATATTAGAAAGCATGCTTTGGTATATACTAATACCTAAATAGCGTTTTTTATATAAAGTGAAAATCCCAATTTACTAAGTGCCTATATTAATATTAATAGAGTTATATTATATATTGTTTAACATGTAATACTAATGCTAATACTAACAGAAGAGAAGATCAATTTCTGGCCCGTGTTCAAGTTAACCAGAGCGTGACCGTCAAAACCGTGTGCCTATTACCCCTAATCCCCTGCCCCTTATTGTAATGTAATTGTAACATTAATACCAACTGCTAATGAGTACCTTATGTTATACTCATAAGTATGAATCAAATAGATAATACACTCCGACGAAAAGAACTTCGTGCTGATCTTTATACAGCAATGTTATACCAAGCAGAAAATTGGCTGTTCACAGGAAGTTTTGGCAGCTCGTGTCGTCAATGCGGTCACTTTGAAGAGGATCATTCAAGCGGTCAACAATGTCTTGTCGCTGTTGGAGACCTTAATGACTGGTGTTTTTGCCGTGGGATTGACGATCTAATGGAAGGTATTATAGTAAATCCAAGATTGATCCAAGTCAGTTAACTGTTATACTAATCTCTATACGAAAGGAATCAAATGAGCGTATTCGTTAAAGGAAAGTGTCCCCTCTGCCATTCAGGGGTATTCGTTGCTCAGGGTGAGTGGTTGACATGCTCCGGTTCTGATTGCCCCGATCCCACATTCGTCAGTGAGATATTCAAGAGGTACGAAGAGTTATTAACAATGACTAACGGCTCAGATAATATTAGTAGAGCAGTCGCACTAGAGGCCCTCGACGCAAAAATTGATGACGACTGGGCCGAATGGATGTCTGATGAGCAGGGATACGCATTTGACGAAGGACTGATGGCAGCACTTGACATAATTTCTGAACTCCCTGCCGCCCCTTCACGAGCCGAGCCGGAAGAACTTTCAACACTTCGAGGAAAAGTGGCGATGTTGGAACAGGCTCTGAAAACGTCGGCGGCGTTGACTGGCGAGATTGTCAAGCAGCGAGACCAGTTGACAAAGGAGCGAGACCGCTGGGAGACCGCCGCACTAAAAGTCCGTTCTTCTGGACGAGCCGAGGGAACGGATTACTACTCTTAATTATAATCATTATTATTATTGTAGTTCTTTAATATTAAATAAAAAAGGTAGTATCTGTAGTTTGCCCTAAAAAGCGGATTATGGATACTATCTTTTTTTTTTAATTAGTACTGAAACTCCAACTAGTGTTTAGTAATATAAGAACTTTAGAGATCATCATGCCAAAAAAAGATAAACAAATGCAACCACCTGGTCCAATATGGACTCTAGAAGCTTGGATTGAACACGCCCAAGATATTCGAGAAAATGATCAAAGAGCACTACAGATTAAACAAGAGGCCGATGAAAAAGCATTGGATTTGGCACGCCAACAGCAAACGTATAAAGACGAAAAAGCTAATGAACTTCGTGAACAAATTGCTAGTGAACGAGGACTTTATGCTACTAAAGAGGATCTAAATACTCTAGAAGCTAAACTTGCTGCCAAACAAGATGCTGATAGAACAAGTGGTCGTGCGTTATTCTTCTCGATTTTAGGTTTAATTGGTATCTTTAGTGGAACTATTATAATTCTCTTCACTAGTGGTGCATTTAAGTAAATAAATGCATTGGTATTTACATTTAACAGTACACTACTTAGATCTTTTTAGACACGAAGTTATTTCAACTATTGCTTGGGAAGCAGTAAAGACCAATATTGGTGCTACCTGGCCTTGGCAAGCTATTCTAGTAGCAATAGGTTCTTACTTTTTAGTTCCTCGATTTAGAAAATGGGTCAACAACCACTTTGAGGCTCTTCACAAAAAACTAGATAAGAATCACACAGAACTTAAAGACCAAGCTCAACAGCATCACGACGAAAAAATGCAACAAGCTGACGAGCACCACGAATCTCTTAAACAACATATTGCAGATCTTTTAGACAGAAAGAATTAATACTATGAAACATCCATTATTTATCCCTATTACTGTTGCTGCAGTTATACTATTAACATTGGGACTATTAACAGGGGTATCAACTAATTCATCAGTTGGTTCTCATCATAAGAAGCATCCTACTACTACTACACAACCTAAATCTACAACCACCACAGTTCCACGTACTACTACAACGATCCCCGTATCAACTACGACCACCTCAATACTGAATGGATCATGGTGGCAACCCCAATCAGGTGCCAACCTCCCTTGGCAGTGGTATTTAGCTGGCCAATTATCCTTGACTAATCCTACAGAAATGGGAACTAATGACAAACTTCCATCAGGGGCTACGGCCCCATCACCGCAAGTCTATGACATCGATGGAATCGAAAACTCAGCATCTACTGTATCAACGCTTGAGTCATCTGGTAAAAAGACTATCTGCTACATCGAAGTCGGAACTGCAGGTAACTACTACACTGCAGCGCAAGAAGGCTTATCCACTACTTACTACTCCCAGTACCAGACCGCAGGTGATTTTGGTTCCAAGCTCAGTGGATATCCCGAATATTTCCTCAATATCAATGCTCCATCTACTGTATCTATTACGGAGGCGATGATCAATCAGCAGTGTGCCCAAAAAGGATTCAACGGAGTTGAAACCGATCTGGATGAAACCTTCAATAACAACGAGGGCAAAACTGGTTTTACCATAACCGAAGCAAACGAAGAAACCTATATGACTACGCTAGCTAACTATATGCATTCTCTAGGGTTAGCTTGGATCATTAAAAACCCTGATGATGTAGGAGATAACACCTACGCTAACGCTATGTATCCTCTTGCCGATGCAGTGATCACAGAGCAGTGCAATCAATATGGTACTTGTAGTTTCCTAAGTAAGTATGAAGGTCATAAGGCAATCTTTAACGCAGAGTACTCTATTGCTACGAGTAAGTTCTGTCCTTCTGATATTACAGCAGGAATCAATGGTGCTCTATTCAATCAAAACCTTAATGGGACCAGAAGTCCCTGTAACTAAATAAGAGATCCCTATCATTAGGGATTGACATAAGGCTATTACTCTGCTAGAGTAGTAGATATGAAAATCTTACTTACATCAAAAGTTCTTGTCGGAGTTCTGGCGATACCAACCCTAATAGTTTCCCTGTCTTTAACGGCAGGAGCTTCTCCAACGACTACAACTACGAGACCATGCCCAACAACGACAATTCCATATTCGAAAAACACCACTACCACTTCGACGGTACCGAAGTCCACTACAACGACAAGTGCCCCAGTCCAAACTACCACCACGGTCCCGGTCACCACTACGACTGTAAGGTTCATAAACACCCCACCACCACCTCCGATAACGACATCGATGACCGTGATTGGGACGACTACTACTACCAGCACGAGTACCTCGACAACTACGACATCAACAAGCACGGGCCCTAGTACTACATACCCACCAATAACCATTCCTCATGGACCACCTAATACTGGTGCTGGTGGATCGGCCACCATTGGTGATACTACCTTGGCTATCTGGTACTTCGGTGCATTAATCGTACTTGGTATTATTCTTTTTCTAATGTCCTTTTATATTGAAAAGAAAGAGTAATGTTAAAAGAACTATTCACTAAAGTTATACAACCAACTACTAATCCATCTATTAGTGAAGATCCTGAAAAGGAGGACATCCACGAAAGAATAAGAAAAGGTGTCTTAAAATTTCTATCTGATGCTGGATTTCCTAATGTAACAGTTGAAGTAGGACCTAAAAATGGGTGTTCGCACGAAAATTGTAATATTACTGTAGATGCATTCTTTCAAAATGAAAGATATGATCAAACAACTGAAATAAGTAAAACATTCTATGAGTGTGTTCGCCAAGCATCACTAATCGTTTTTAATGAAATTCTTAGACCTATTGTTGGACCACGTGTTCTTATTAATGAAAGCCATGAGACTATAGTAACACCAGTAGATAATAAAGGAAAGAGATAATGCTTCCAAGTTTTAATGAGTATTTGGGTGCTGCTTACTGGACTCATCGTAAGGGTAAAGATATGGCTATTATCAGACGAACTAAAGATGGTTGGTTTGGTGGTGCTATACCTGCTGGTGAACATCCTATACCATTGCATGGTCCCTATTTTTTTAAGCGAACTGCGAAAAAAACAGCACTTAAATATTTAGCATTGATCAGTGATAAGGATGAATAGAAATGAATGCTGGTACTGGGCTTTTTGGTGTGCCATCATTGCCATTGTGTGTCTTGCTATGACAGGTAATATCGTAATATAGTTGTAATATAAGTATTAACTAATGACTTGACACTAACAAATAGTGTTAATATACTAAGTAATAGTGAGAGGGCAGTAAAAGACTAAGGAGATATTCCCTCATCAGGCTTTGAACACCAGAGGAGTTGGATGTTTCTAAAAGCATTCTGTTTTTCCAATGGACTTTGCTGTCCTCTCGCTGCAATCTAATAGAGGAGTTAAATGAATTATCCAGAGTGTGGATCTTACGGTTGTTTCGGGTCTGCTAACTGTAGTTGCCCATGTCATGAGGAGTTATAATGAGTAGATCAATTGATTGGCAATTTCGATTCTGGATGATGTTAGTATTTATGTTTATAATGATAGAAGGTTTATCTGTTGAAATAGGAAAACGCAATTTTGGTTGGTCAATATTTGATATAGTCTTTATCGTGTTGGATGCAATCTTCGCAAAGATAAGTTATGATAACTGGAAATGCTTAAACTAATACATAAGAAAGAAGGAAAAGAAATGGCTTTAAATGGAGATCCACCAATGTTAACAGCAGATTTATTAAATAAAGTAGTAAATCAAATAAAAGCTCAAAACCAACGATTACTTACAAATACTTATACTGGTTATGCCACTACTCAAACTAGTAATTATGCCACTACTCAAACTAGTACTGCCTTGCCACCATTTTCTCCTTCTCCTAAGACAGTGTGGAATGAAGCTACTGATGAAGCTCTAGAGCCTAGTCCTAATATTGATATGGAAAATCCAATATATGCGAATGAGTTTGAAGAGTGTGGTAGGGTTGAAATTGGAAGAGATCACCAATACGCAAGAATCAAAGATGGTGTTTATTTCCCTTCAACTCCAACACCAGTCTTCGCTCACATTGGATTAATTGATTCAGTATTCGAAGACGAAGAAGATTTATATGCCAAATTCCCTGACGGTGAAATTGTTCCTTTTAATGGTCATCAAGAAAAAATATTCGTAGAGTTCGAAACATGGAATGATCTTCAAAGATCAGATCTTATTGGTAGTGAAGTAAAGAAAGCTGCCATTTGTAAAATTTATATCAATGATAAATTGGCCAGAATTCTTGAAAGTATCGATGTACAAGATCTTCTAATGAAGGCTGATCGAGCTATTGATGAACTAAAGGTACAACCTTTCTCTATCTGTAGGGATGGTCAAGATTTAGTTGGTCGAGAAATTTACTATGATAATCAACCAGCAATTATTGATTCGATTGATGAACTAAATAACTTTATTCATATTATTCCAGACTCTAATTACCTTAATACTTTTGATCCTCCACCCTATGCTCTTGAAGATAATGAATATGATGAGTGGACAACTATGTATGGTAGTGGAATGCTAATCCGTGATTATGATATAAAAATTTGGTGGTGGCGTAACAACACTGGTAACGTTGATCCTAATACTGATCCATTTTATGAGCAGTTCCCACAACCAGTACAACAACCTCCATTAACACCAATAAATCCAATAACACCAATAAATCCAATACCACCATATTATCCAGGTGGTGTAGGTGTTATACAAACTCCAAATACTAATCCATGGACTCAACAAGGTATGACAACTGTACCATATAATAGTCCATACACTGGTATTTATAATATTACTTGGACTACTCTTGGATCAGTTACTCCTGAAAATACAGTGTATACATATGTTAACCCTATTGATGGTTCTACTACTATTACTTATGACACAGGAACAAATTTTGAACAAACTAAAGTTACAGTCAAAGAACAACTTGCTCAAGATGATTTAAAGGAAATTACAGAAGATGTACAAAAAATGATGGTAGAACCTATTAATAAAAATTATTACAATAAGTATAAGAAATCTTTGGGTAAAACCAAGAAACCTTTGAAAAAGCTTCCAGAAGAATTACCAGAAGGTTTCTATGATGATGTTGAAGATCCAATAGACATTGAATATGGGGAGCTTTTATAATGAGTGAAGTTCATACATTTGAAGAGTTTCGTGATAGAGGCTTATTGTGGCTTATCAACACTAGTGTTTTTCATCCACGAGGTTATGCCATTGCATTTGTTTACGAGGATGATGATACTGAATTCAAGAACCCAACTGGTTGGCAATTAATAGGCGATGGTTCAGAACCTTGGTGGTTTATTGATGATAATGGCTCAATTGACCTACACTTTGCGATGGTCGAAAAATTATTTAAGGAAAATAATGATTGATATTCCAGAAATGTATGAGTTTATATCAATGGTTGATTTCGCAGATCATATGATTAACGAACATGGAATGAATTATGATTCAGTATACTATATGGATCGCTATCAACTACACGATCTTCATGTTAAAAGTCATACCGACCTAGATAAGTATGATGCACGGAGAATTCTCGATGTCTTACTCTCTCTAAAGAATGAAGAACCATATCCGATAAATGCTATTACTGAATCTCACCTAGAAAAAATTATTGATAAAATTGATTATCAACTTGACACAGGATGGACTGGATTCGGCTATACTGTATGGATGGAAGGAGTAGGACCTTGAGCGTAGAATCATTTGATAATGTATTGAATTGGGCCGTAGACCTAGAGGATGAAGCACGCCAACAGGCAATTCGTTCAGCAGCAATGCCATTTGTCGAAAAACCACTAGCACTAATGCCAACTCATGAGTTAATAGTAAAACATAACAGCGGTGGTGTAGAAATTGATCTTGGTGATGATGAAATATTATCTATAGATTTTCCAAGGATAATAATTAGTAACGAGTCACATAATAGGGATTTCCCACCAGATCGTTTAATGTCATTGGAAGGTGAAATCATCGGTAGAAGTTTTCATGATCTAACATTAGATCGAGTTGCTATTATTGACTGGACAGTGTATAGTGATGATTGGGATCATGAACAATGGACAGTATTATCCTGGGTCATTGCCCGAAAAGATAGTAATGATGAGAAAAGATATATTAAAGATGGTATTGACATAATGGAAAATACTAAAAGAATACTGGAGGAAAGTTTAAATGTTAGAAACTAAGAAAGTGAATAATAACAATGACTAAAAGAGTCTATTTAGCAGGACCAATAACTGGATTATCTTATGCAGATGGTCAGGATTGGCGTGATTATGCCATTAAGGAACTTGAATCATGGGATATTGAAGGACTAAGCCCATTACGAGGTAAAGATTATTTGGCAGCGTTTGAGACAATCGATAAACAACACATTGGTCGTACCGATTGGCCTCTCTCACTCCCTCAGGGTATTGTAGGACGAGACCGTAACGATGTGAAAACATCTGATTTGATCCTCGTTAATTTTGCTGATGCAAAGAAGGTCAGTATCGGAACATGTATGGAAATAGCGTGGGCTGATGCTTTTCGAGTTCCTGTGTTGATGGTTCGTGGTGAGGTTCATGATCATGAGTTTATTAATCAATTAGTGGCATGGAGTGTTGACACGCTCGAAGAGGCACTCACCCTAGTACCAGCTATTCTTAACGCTAAGAGAACGGAATTGTAGGATGAAAGCATATTTAAGCGGTCCAATGTCAAATTATCCACAATTCAATTACCCCGCTTTTCACGAGAATGCTAAGTTCCTGCGAGCCAAGGGCTGGGATATAATTTCTCCTGCTGAACTTGATGCTGAAATTGGTATTGATGCTAATACAGTGATGACGGAAGAAAGATATCTGGAAGTTATTAAACATGACTATGCCGCTCTATTAGAGTGTGATTCCATTATTTTCATGCCAGGATGGGAGAAGTCTCGTGGAGCCAAGCTGGAGAGTGACTTTGCTAATGTACTAAAATTGGATCGCTACCGAGTGGATGCCGATAACTCATATTTTGAGAAAGAGTTAATTTTGGCATTTTGTGGATTCGCAACCGTTGGAAAAGACACCATCGCTCAGGAGTTCGTACAGAATGATGGTTTTGAACGTCATGGATTTGCGGATGCTCTAAAAGAGATACTCTATGAACTGAATCCTCTTATATTTCATAAGGGACTATACTACCGTACTCAAGATCTCGTTGATCGACTCGGATGGGAAGAAGCTAAAAAAATTACTGAAGTACGTCAACTACTCCAGCGTCTTGGGACTGAAGCCGGTAGAAAAGCTTTAGGAGAAGATGTTTGGGTCAATACACTTTTCTCCCAACCTCATAAAGCTCGTCTAGTTATTCCCGATCTAAGATTTGAGAATGAAGCAAATGAGGTCCGTAGACGTGGTGGTATAGTTATCAGAGTTATGCGGGATGGTGTAGGCCCAGTAAATGACCATTCATCTGACCAAATTTCTTTTGATGCCGATATCACAGTTTATAATAACGGAACTCCCAAAAAAGCCTATATGAATATTGTAGAGGTACTTCCTGAATTTGGAATTGAACTATGAGCGAAGGAATAAGAAGCGAATTTCATGCTAAAAATGGGTGGTTCTTTGCTCGTACTAATAGTGGTAGCGTACGTATTAGACATGAACACTTCGATTCCAATTTAGATAGATTTATGGAACTTAGTATTGAATTAGATGAATCTGTTTGGGCATCAGTTGTCGCATCTGTCTCTGAAGAAGGGGAAACTTGGGAGAGATGGGATCATATTAGGAAATTTCATGATGGAGAAGAAGTAACCTAACTATTAATTTAATAGACTAGTTTTTTCAAACTAGTAGTTGATATGACTACTAATAATTATAAAAACAATTGGCGGGATCGCCTAAAGACCGCTGATAATGCATATGTTAGCGAATTCTTACACAATTTTGGCTTATCTGGCGGACCTTCTGTAAAGGACCTCCCATGGCTTGCTCTTACTGGTTTCGGTACAGCTGTTGGTATCTCTAAGTATAAGGAACGAAAAGAGCGTAAACAACAGGAACAGTCGGACGATAATAAAAACGTCAATGACTTCTCTGAAGATATGTCTAAAATGAGAGATATCGTCAACCAGCGTAAAACTGATAAGCCTGCTCGTAATCATCCATCTGTTCCTGGATTTCAGCCTGAGACTCGCTCTCCTTATGGAGTTTTTGATTATAATGAAAATGGCTACACTGGAGGTCCTCCCCCTTCAAGTGGTTCTATAACTGATATTAGTGAACATCCTAAATTCAATTCGGGTGATCAAGGTAGATCTCAAAAAGGACGCCCTTTTGATAGGGAAGAAGAATAGTGTTTAACTCCAGGGTAGCTATTGCTCCCAAGAATGACTTAGTAAGTGAAGAAGCACCTAAAACTGTAACACCAACTAAAAAGATTAGAACACGGCGTGTTCAGAAAAATGTAGTTGGTAACCCAGGTCTTAGTCTTTCAAAGAATCATCCAGCAAATATTATTGAGTCTCGTCGTAAGTATGCTGCTCGTGAGTATTTAGATAAGGCCACTGAATCCGGTTATTCAGTTTCTCCCTTGGCAGCTTCTGCTCTAGGTCTTGCACAATCAGATGATGGTACGTGGAATACTAATGGAAAAGTCGATGAACGTTTATATGGACAAAATCTTACTAAATATAATGACACTAAATTAGTTCCAAAAGATACTGGTGATTCATCACCTGTTTCACAATCCAAAAAGAGATTTAAGAGACTATCAAATAAAGGTTATGCTGACCGAGATCATGTAACGTTTGGTACTCTTATAAGAGATCCTTATTTCAAGATTGATACTAGTGAAGATGCTGATGGAAGTAGTCGTGTTCCAGTTGGCAGAGATGAGTCAAGTGGTAAAGTTACTAGTCCTTTAACTGATTTAACAGCTCATCATTTTGATACACAAAGAGACCTATTAGATACTATTGATGGAATAGAAAAGGGTGCTTTCCCAGAAGAAAAATCTACTCCAGATATTACAAATGTTACTGGAGCTATTAACCGAGGACTACGAGGATATTCTAAAAAGCGTAATAAGGCTCTATTTGTAGACTCAGCTGGTGAAAAAACTTCATTTTTCAAGGGATTTACGACACTCGCTAATAACATTCAAAGTATGACTCAGCCTTACGATAAAACAAAAATACAACCACCTACTTCAGATGACTTATTTAAGGCAAAAGGTCGAATACGCTCACAACGACCAGAACTTTTTGATAATAAAGGTGATTATGCCAGTTCTGAAATAGGCAATCAAGTTAATGATATGGTAACTCGTCATGTCATCGATAAAAACAATAAAGCACAATTAGGGCAGCATCAAGATGAATATAACGGATTAACCAGAGCTCTTCGTAATGTGGCTGTTTGCCCATGCCCTCATTGTCAAATATCAAACTATGAGAACCCTTTGGCTACCGTTCTTGACTCCTCATTACACCGTGAAGTCAAATCAAGTAATGATCCAATCTTAAAGAATGTTTTTAAGAAGCACTTCGGGTTTTATAACCCACACGCCATTATGGTTAATGACCCAGAAACGATTTACACTCGTGAAGATGGAACTAAAGGTGGAGGTCATCCACATTCTCTATCAACCAATATCGTTAGACAGGTTTTACATAAGCGATTAAAACTTCGCGGATAGGAATTAAACCATGAATGATCAAGAGGAAGCGTGGCAACAGTTTCTAGACAGTCACGAAGACTTCGAACACGAATTTGCTGAAGAAATTGCAGATGAAGATATGGTTCCAGAAAAAGAGTATGGATTAACTTTATTTAGTGGAGAACCAAATGGTTATTTCATGGTATTCAATACGCAAGTTGATATCTTCCAATTTGTTAGATTATTGCGTTATTTCTTCGGAATAGACGGTGTAGATATTGGACATGTTGGCGGAAATGGTCATCACTATCACAATATAAGCAATGAAGATGATGATGAAAACGATGACGATTAAGTGGGAACAACGGTTATCCGCTAATAACCAAAACCTTGATGAGATCGATAGTTTTATTAGAGATTATAACTCTAGGCGTATAGGAGCTAGTGAAGAAGAATTAAAAAAGCCTGAAACGCAATATGAATTATCTAATCTAGCAAATAATGTAACAAAAGCTGCAACATCTCATGCTTTAAAAGGAAAAAAACATCTTTGGCCTCTTGCAAAAGATTATTCCAAAAAATCAAAATCTCATAAAGAAACAGCAAAACAACTTGAGTACGGTACTCAAGATTCTTTATTCTAAGAAAGGCAAATAATTAGTAATGGCATCCCCCAGTCAAACTATCGTTACCATTAATGGAATAAACAATAAACAGTGTTCTAGATGTCAACATATTAAACCATTAGAAGAATTTACAGCAGATAAAAGAAGATCATCTGGATTTCAAGCTGAATGTCGACAATGTTATAGAGAACGTGCTAGTAGGAGATGGATCGAAAAACCCGACCATATGAGAAACTTGAAGAAAGCTGAATATCAACGCAATAAGGTCCCGTATTTGGAATATCAGAAGAAATACAAATCTGAAAATGCTGAAATGATTGCAACTCGACAAAAGGCATATCAACAGAGGCCAGAAGTCAAAGAAAATCATAGAGAGTCTTCCAAAAAATATAGAGAATCTCATGTTGAAATCTGTAATGAAAGAACGAAAAAATCGCTAGTAAAAAATCCTATGATTGCTAAAAACTATCGTCATAAACGCAGGGCAATTATGTATGGGTCAGAATCTGAAAACATAAAACTATCAACTCTTGCAGAACGAGATGGTTGGATGTGTGGAATCTGTAATAAATCTATTAACCCTGAAACAAAATGGCCAAATCAACAATGCTGGTCTGTGGACCACATTGAGCCGCTATCGATGGGTGGATCACACACCTACGACAATGTGAGATTAACTCACTGGATCTGTAATGTAAAACGCGGGGCAGCCCGTGAACGAATAAAGGAAAAAATATTATGACAGAGGTAATGAAAGCTGGACGGTATGGATCACTACGAGAAAGCCATGAACCGAGATTAGACGCTGTTTCACTATTAGTGGATGGGGTGACACCAGTTTCAGGTTATTTAAAATTTGATCATACTCATGCAATTGGTGAAAATAATTGGGGGATGGATGGGAACTCAGAATATGGAGACTGCGGATTTGCTGCATTGGATCATTACAACGTCGCCAAGACTGGTGATGTAAGCCTTATCGGTAAATTTGGAACATCCAAGTATCCAAGTTTAATCGATGCTTACTTTGCTTATGGTATAGCCCAGGGAGAGCCAGGGCCACATCCAGATCAGGGTGTATCTAATGCAACAGTTCTTGCATGGGCTGTTCAAGAAAGTTTTATTTATGGTTATGCTGAAGTACAACCACAGTACCTAGACTGGTTCGCCAAAGAATTTAGTGGAGCTCTTCTTGGCCTTGCTATTGATGGTGCCGTGGCGAGTCAGGACTTTGATGATTCTCCTCGTCGTTCATGGAACGAAATGGCCCAAGTTGATGGTCACGATACCCTTTATGTTAAGTCAAGTGGTATAGGCAACGGAACCCTGGTAACTTGGGGTGGACTACAGACCTTCACAAAGGCTTTCCGCGAGAACAATGTTACCGATTCCTGGGTTATCTTTGACCAGTACGATCCTCGTGTTAATTGGACAACTCTTGAGACTGCTCTTGCTGAAGTTCATGGCACTGATGTACCTCCTGCTAGTTAATAAGTTAAAACAACTTAAAAATCAGACTAGAAGTTGAAATGACTACTGCTTTTGAAAAACTATACAAACTTGCGGATGATCCCAAGATTTGTGCTTGCGGTCGCTGCAGTCAAGAAGTGATTTCTGGCAATCCAGAAACTAAGTATATTAAAGGCCATAATCCTGATGGTATAGAGACTCAGTTTAAGACGGGGATTACCCAACCACAAGAACAAATCGATAAGGCCACAGCTTCTCGAATGGGAATTACCTTAGAAGAGCTGATTGAGTGGAAAAAGCAAAAAGAAGAAGAGTTTTTGAAAATTCGTATATGTGAATGTCCAGATCATGAAGAATTTACGACCAAATATAATGCTAGATACATCACTGGTCATAATCGCAAAAAGTATCCAATCATAAACAAGGTCTGTAAGTGTCCCGATAATGAAGTATTCACTACGAAATTTCCAAATCAAGAATTTATTTATGGGCATAATGCAAAAGGTATAGTTCGTACAGAAGAACAAAATAAGAGAAATTCAGAGAGTAAAATCGGAATTACTAGATCTGAAGAAGAACGAGAGCGTAATCGTCAATCCACACTACGGCAGTGGGCTACTAACCCTAATATGAAACTTCCTCTATCAAATGGAAGAGGTATTCCTACTCAATATCATGGTGTTCAGATGCGTAGTAAATTTGAGGCAAGAGTTGCTAAAAAACTTGATTCATATGGTGTCAAATGGGAATATGAACCTCAAAGGTTTAACCTAGGTTCAACAACTTACATGCCAGATTTTTATCTTCCTGAGTTTGACATCTGGCTTGAAGCAAAACCTTCTAATGATTATGAAAAATTTCCTAAATTGTACAAAGTTGATCTACTTCGTCAAACTGGTAAGTTTGTAACTATTGTTACAGAAAAAGACTTAAGGACACTATAATGAGTACAACTTTTCAACGATTATATAAGTTAGCAGAAGGAATTTCACAAAACGACGAAATGTATATGCCCCAACCCTTTGGGGATGACCCTGAACACAAATCGACTATGGACCCTGTTAACCCAGAGCCACTAGGGATTACTGAGCCCAAAGAAGATGGTAATCAGTTCACTGGCTCTACAAAATTAGCTGATATGTCTAATACCGATGAGAATCCCTCACCGGGGAATATTAGTGCTCCAAAGTCTGTTTATAAGATTAATGTCGAAGATCCACCCGAACAGCAATTATTTGGAGATGCTGGAGAGACCAGTCGAGGAGATGGGTCAATTACAATGTTAAGTTCAACTGTTAATGCAGAAGCACGTAAAATCGTTCACGCTTATGTCACTGAAAATGGTTCGCCTCAATGCACAGTATGTGAAAATTACTATACTCCAAAGTCAATTGCTGAGGCCAAATTAGCTCACTGCGGTCATTGCCCAGAAGATAACCCTGATGCTAACAAGATTGAAGAAGGTGATGTAGTTGATGGTGATGTAGTCAAAACTTCATCTAAGAAATTTTCTAATGACTCTGAACTATACACCAGAGGATTCTTAGACCATTTGCATGGTAAACCACTAGATGAAGATCTAGCAGTTCTTAGTGATGACTATTTTAATGGTTATGATCAGGCTCGTTACTATGGTAAGACTCCCCTAGAGAGTGTTGGTACTACACCTCATAAGGTCACGCAACCTGCCTCACCAGATGGTTCATTGGAAGGTTGGGGTCAAATCGGTGGACAAGACTACAGGTATGATATTGATCGTAGTAAAATAATTGCATCGACTCTTCCTACCAACGTACTAGAAGCATTCTTTAACACCGAAGAATAATGACTAACTGCCCAATCTGCTCAGGTAAATTACTTATTACAGCTTCAAAAGCTGGTGAAGAAATCTACTGTATTAAGTGTCTAAGCGTAATTAAGTCGGCCTCTCTTAAGTTTAGCTATAATGCAGCTGATCTTGCTGGTGAAGTTAGTGAGTGCAGTGATGGTGGACTTCCTGGATTTAAGGGTAGTGGCAAGAAAGCAAAATGTCACGTCTATCAACCTGGTGATGAAGCAGGTCAATCAACAGCCAAACAAAAGGCTAAACAATCTGCTTATACCACACAGAAGAAATCTCATATAGAAAACCTCATACGCGAAGCAGCTTTTGGTGGTTTCGATACTACTCAAGTACCAGAGTTTGCTACCACTAATGATAAAGATCACAATGATCATTTTGGTCCTTCAGGTCAAATACCAGATGAAGCAGTCGGTACTCAAATTTCTGAAGATGGTACATGGGATCAAAACGCTGCTGGCAACATTAACAATAATTCTCTTTCTTCGGCATATTAGAACTAAGATACTGGTTAAATGGAGATGAATATCAACGTAGATGTTGAGGAATAGATATGTCTGATTTATTAAAACAAGCGAGTGTAGTGAAGAACGCTTCATGGTTTGACGGTTCTTCAGATAGTATCTACTACCGCATTGATCAATTGCAAGAGATAATTGATGGGTTAAAAGTTGGTGCATCAAATGTTCGAGCCGGTGATGCAGAGATTGAAAGATATGCCTCATATGTCGTTGAATTGGACGCCGAAAAGGATGTCCTGCAAAAGGTAGCTTCAGAATATGTTGACTTTGATACTGAAGAGTATCTCCAAAGTTTGCCTGGGGGTGTTGTAGCCGCTCAGTATCGTAAATACTCTGGTCGAATTGACCTTGGTGCAGATGATGGAACCTTGGAATATCGTTTGGCTAAGGAAACTCAGGACGATATTGACAGTGTTGATTGGATCAACTTTGTTACTGCTGGAGCAGAAAATTGGGTAATCGATCAGAACCCTTCTCTGCTAAATGACCAGAGTGCCACTAGAGAAGCTGCTTCTTATTACGTTGAAGACGAAACTATGCCTATTCTAGATGTTACGCATAGAGCCTCAGTTATAGACAATTTCTTAGATAATGTAGAGCTTACACGCCGAGAACGTCATGAGGCTAATCTCAAGAAAGCCACTAGTATGGCTCGACAAGCTAGTGTTGCTCAAGCCTATATTACAAAGTCTTATGACGATACGTTTGACAACACTGGTGTCAACTGGCTATAATTGTCTTAGGTATAAAATTTATACCGTAATGCAACCCAGGGAGCAACCTTGGAAGATTATAAAGAAGACGAGCCTCAGATCCTAAATAAGGTTGTGGCAATTCTCACAGCAATATATTCTGGTCAAGAGGAAATCGCTCAAGAACTATTTAACGAAGTTGATAAAGATGAACTTTATTCTTCTTTAGTTAATCTGTTACTGAGTGCTTACACAATTATGTCTAGAGCATCAGGAATTCCTGTAGAAGATTATCTACAGCGATTAGGATATTTTTCAGCAATTTTTTAATTAGTTTAAAAAGTTAAAATATTAAATATAATGCATGAATTCTTTATTGAATATCCATTTGAAGTAATAGCTACGTGGACTTGTGAAGAGTGCATTTTTACTTGGGAAGCACTATTACTTGGCGAAAATAAACGTTTTATCGGCCAAATATGGGATAGTGATAGTTCTAAAGTTATTTGGAATAATGTTCTTCCTAAAGAACGCGATAAAGCAGTAATTATGTTAGAATTAGAATTAGTAAAACGTTCTGATCGTCATAAAAAAATGACTCACAAAGAAAAACTAACAAACTAATAAAGGAATATTATTATGGTTATTAAGTACGGACAACCGCTCGACAAAAATTATACGAAAGATCCGTTGCAAGAGGGAGTTCCATCTGGTACAATAGATACCGAAGACGGGAACGACCCCAAAGCAGAGGACGATCAGCAACAAGATTAGTGCCTCTGCTGGAATATAAACCAGTGAGGTAAATAGTGTCAGAATGTTCAATATGCTTTCCACAAGAGAGAGCCATTAAGATCAATGCAGACATATCCGAAGGAAAGATTACACAACGAGCAGTAGCTGAAAAGTACGGTATTAACTACTATACTTTGCGTGGCCATATCAGGAAGGGTCATACCAATTTGGTGCCCTCTACGGGGCATCTAGGGGCCTCTGGTGCCACTGAGAAGATCAGGGCAGAGTTGCTTGCAGGAGTAACGTCCATTAAGCATACTGTACCACAAGTCATTAAAATAGGACCGGATGATTTATCGGATAATGGTCCCATAACCCATATCATGATCCCAGACACACAAGTTGGCCCTGGAGTTCCAATTGACCATATTCTGTGGATCGCACAGTACATTGTAGATCACTTCTACGGTAGGCGAATACGAATCATAATCATTGGAGACTGGTGGGATATGCCTTCCCTATCTAGTTATGATAAGGGAACTAAGGACTATGAAGGTCGCAGAATTATTGCAGATTTTGTAGCAGGAAATGATGCAATGGCTGCATTTATGAAACCTTTATTAGATAGTCGAGCAAAAGATGAAAAGAAGGGCAAAACTCCATGGTGGCCACTCAGTTTAGAATTCCTTGATGGAAATCATGAGTTTCGAGTCGAACGTGCACTACAGTTGTCACCTGAGTTAGAAGGGCTCATTGGACTAGAATTCATGGATGTAGAAAAATATGGATTTAACCGCTATCCATTCTTGAAAGTTGCTAATTTTGAAGGCGTCAATTATTCACATTACTTCCAAAATAACATGACAGGTAGACCTTACTCTGGTAATAATATAGAAACACGACTTAAAACTATCGGTGCTTCATTTAGTCAAGGGCATCAACAAGTTCATCTTACAGCAATACGTTATGTTATGGGCCAGCAACAACGAGGATTAGTTTCAGGCTCCTGTTATATTCACGACGAAAAGTATAGAGGATTCCAGGGGAATGAAGCTCATTGGCGCGGTATAATTGTGTGTAATGATGTCAGAAATGGTGGCTACGAATTAATGGAAGTTAGTTTAGATTATCTATGTAGGCGTTATGAGGGGAAATCATTGAAGCAATTTGTTTCTCGTAAGTATTCCAATTTACAGCCGTTCTAATGACGCGTATACGTGCAAAGAAAGGCGAAATAAGACTTTGCTCATTTCCTGGTTGTAAGAACATTCACAATGCTCTTGGGCTTTGTCACGGACACTGGAATCAACAAAATAGAGGAAAAGAATTACAACCACTAAAATATCGTGTGATTCCAAATAGTACATGTTTTGTAGATAATTGCGATCACCCTCCGCGTACTCTCGGATATTGTGTTTCTCATTATAGTAGGGTCAAAAAATGGGGAGATCCTAGAGTCGATATCCCTTTAAGGAAGAAGGGCAAGTCCGGAGAAGGTTATATAGATAAAGATGGATATCGAGTGATAGGTCGTCATGGAAAAAAAACGGTATTCGTGAACATAGATTTATCATGGAACAAATTCTCGGTCGTCCTTTATTTAAAGATGAAAACGTCCATCATATAAATGGAATAAAGGATGATAATCGTCAAGAAAATTTAGAATTATGGTCCACTTTTCAACCAGCAGGTCAGCGCGTAGTAGATAAGTTATCATGGGCTCATGAGATAATTAACCGATACGAAAATCACTCTAGTTAATAGGAAAATAATTAAAGGAGCATAAAGTGAGTGATCCAGTAGAAGGTGCTGAAGTAACTCAACACTCCCAGACTAGAAAATTGACCGAAACAGTGATGTATCCTACTCATGTTCAGAGGGGTGCTGAATCTCCCGAATTTTCAGAAAACAAGAAGGAGATGGAAGCATCTAGTAGTCCTGGATGTTATATCTGTGGGATTACCCAAGAAGAGTTAGGCGAACAAATACGACTAGAAGGCCATCACGAATTCGTAGAATGGGCCTTGGCTAACTCTACTGATTTAGCAAAGATACAGGCAATTTTTCCAGACGTTACTAGTGTCCAAGAGTTTTTGGACTCAAAAGAAAATTTAATACTACTTTGTCCCAAGCATCATCGCTCGAATTCATATGGCGTTCACGAAATTACCTATCCTAATTGGGTAACTCAGAAGTTTCAAGATCCAGGTTGGGATTTAGTAACTGGTCCTACTGTTAGTGGAACTACTACATTAAGAATAGATCAAGTTGCGACCAAAGATTGGTATCCTGAACACTAATTAGGTATAAAAATTGGCGTAGTAAATGTACTATGCCATTAAACCGTGAAAATCGTCGTCGCCAAATTACTCTTAATGTCACTCCCTTTATCTATGATGTAGATGCAGTTGCACTTAGTTTAATCAATCAATTTAAGGCTGATGGGGCTGATCCCGAAGTCACCAAATTAGATGATTACAAACTTTCTCTTACTTTTAGAGAAAGTGATGAATTAACCTACGAAGTAGCCTGTCAAAAAATTCTTTGGAATCAGTATGTTCAGAATATTGAACAAAAGAATGTTACTACTAATATAGAAGTATTAAAGAAAATGTTAGATCCATACTTTGATAGTCCAGTAGTTGCCGGTTTGAATGGACCACATAATGAAGTATTAGGAGATGGTAAAGGTCAATTAGACGGTATTTCTCCCAGTGCTTTTAATCATGGAGAAGTTCTTTGGGAGAATGGTCAACCAATGGCTCATCCCGAATATAAACTAGACGTTGGTGATAGACCCGAAGGTCCTCCTCTTTTAACTAAGGATATAAATAAGGCAGTACAACCCAGTACAATAACTGCTTTTAAAGAGCGTTATGCTGAAGCAATGGATAGAGAAGATTTCGATCAAGCCTGGGGTTCCACTCCACAACCATCATATACTATGCCCCATTACCAGAACGAAGATCAAGAACAGCAGAAATGGAATGACTATTCTAGAGGGGAAAATAATTCCTTAGGAACTAGTAAAGAACATCACGACAAGTATCATACATCAATACACTCCTATCCATTTGCGTGTAGACACTGTCAAGATGGTGATTTTGGAAGAAACATCTAATGAGTTGGAAAGAACGTTTTTCTTCCAAGATGAATAGAAGCAGTTGGAAAATTGCTCACAATGATCATCATCCTCACATAGACGATGAAGACGATTTACTAGCACATCTAACAACTCATCATAAAGATCAATTCATTGGTGATGAAGATGATCATGAATTATATCATACAGATCCAAATGGTTATAATGCATTTTATAAAGGACTTGGTTTCCCAATAAAAAATGATCAACCAGATCACTATCATTCGAATGATCATAAATTTGAAGAAATTCCAGATGCATTACCACAATCATTTTCATTTAAAAAACTAGCCGATCCTACCGATACTCTGCGTGGAGAAGGAATTTCGGGGATGATAGATCCTGACGAAGAAGTAGTTGGTCCACAAGATCTAGACAGTAACGCTACTAATGTTGATAAATTCCCTAAATCTGTTGGTGTATTTAAAAACAGTAGTTGGAAAACTGCAGGACCAAATGAGTTCGGAAATCCACTTAATGATAATGCCAATAGAATGGTCTCCCTAGAGGATACTAGCAGACTACAATCTCGATTCCCAATAGATGATGGTCAACGTAATTATTCAGAACAACGTCAAGATGCTAATCCTCTTACATTAAGGTCTTGGTTCACTGGTGATGATGTCAATGGCCCATGGCCACACACTAAGAACCTAAGTGGTCCACTAGATTTTGAACCAACTGATAATCAGAATGAAGATTCAACTGGTCCTGTCATGAGTTCTTTTCAAGAGAGATATGCTCATATGGATGGCATTAATCACCCTTGGCCCGAAAATCATAACGATGCTAAAGAGCATATAATTAGTCATCATGAACCTGTGATACAATCTACCATGGAACAATTTGGAGAAAGTCGAGAACAAGCCATAGCACATATTCGAAGGGTGATTGTATATAATTCAAAGGATGGAAACACAAAAGATCTTTCGCCAATTGATGCTCATATATATCTTCATAAAAATCCTTCTGCCCGTAAAAATTATCCACTTACTCATGAACACGACGATGACAATTTGGGTGTAGATATCCCTGAAAATATTGAAACAATTGAACCAGCATATATAACTAGTAGTTGGCATCAATCAACTGTCGAAGTTTTTGATACTCATCCAGATGAAGAGTCTCCAGATACTTTATTAAATCCAGCAGATGAACTTAAAAATGGAAGACCTCGTGCAAATGACCTTCCAAACCAGAGTGCCCAACTATTACCGGGTATGCTAATTGACCATGATCAAATGGGTGGTTCAGGAACCGCTAGTGGAAGTTTTTAACTAGTTTTACTTGACTTACTAACTAATTTAGTATATACTTAAATACCTAAGTAACACCACTAACAAATTGGATAAGTAAACCCATGGCGACGTTTAATTCTCAAAAAGCTAATTATACCGTTTACGGTCCAGGAGAGGAAGTAACCTCTTCTAAGCCTGGAGATTTCTTTCTATTACGCAATACTACCCTTTTTAGTAGATTAATTCTCTTTGGACAAGGACTTAGATTCCATGGTGAAAATCGAAAGTATTCTAAGTGGTCTCACTGTGGAGGCTTTATAGATAATAATGGTACTATTATTGAATCTCTAAGTTCTGGAGTTAAAATTGATAATATTTCTAAATATAAAGATTTAACTTACTATGTTGTTAATACAAAATTAAGTTCTGCAAATAGAATTCAATCAGTAAATGCAGCCAAAACCTTCCTAAAAGATAAATATGGTTGGGTTAGTGATATGTCTATAGGATTTCAGTTTGCAACTGGAGTTAAACTTCGAATTACAGTTAACAACACTATTAACTGTTCGGGTCTAGTTGCTATGATGCTCTGGGGTGGTGGTATATTCTTTAATGGAACCCCACAACTATTTGCTCCTGCTGATCTAGCATCAGCCTTTGATGTACTATCACCAACTAAAATTCAAATCAAAAATGAAAAACAAATGTTAAAAGAAAGAAAGAAAAACAAATGATTACCCAATTAAATAAAAAGAATTTTGAAAATTTTATATCTTCTGAAGGGAAAAATATAGTAGAATTTTCTGGTACATGGTGTAATCCATGCCAAGTAATTAAACCAATTATAGAAGAGATTTCTAATGAAAATCCCGATCTCCACTTTGGAGTAGTAGATGTTGATGAAAGTTATGAAATTGCCGCTCAGTATGGGATAAAATCTATCCCTCAATTTCTTGTCTTTCAGGATGGCGAACTAGTCAATGCAACATCCCTTCAGATTAATTCTAAAAATTCTTTAACCAAAGCCTTGACAGAGGCCTAACCAACCTGTACTATAATATAAGCAACATTTTACCATTCTAAACAGAGAGAGAAATAATGAGTAAAGGATTAAGCAACACCGTAGCAACTAAGCCTAACTGGGCTACAGCAGTATCTGCCTTTGTAGCAGCAGCAGTGTCACTAGGACTTACCTATTGGACAAAAATTGATCATGGATTTGTACTTTTGTTTACAGCTCCTATTGGGTATGCATATCACTGGCTAATTTCTGAGGGTGAAAAGAAGTTCCCTTGGCTGAGTGTGTTTTTCCTAGCACTTCCAGCGAATTTGCCAACTCCCCCAGTAACACCACCTGTATCTTCAACATTCGCAGAAACACCTAATGGTGTATGGGCTGCTGATGTTAATGCATTGGAGAAGGCTCAAGAGGTTGCAAAGACACCTGTAAAACCAGTTTCGCCTGCTAGGACAAAACAAACGCCTAAGTCAACACCAAAGACTAAGCGCTAACAAGATCGCAGGGTAGAGAAGTCTGGTCGTTCTCGCTTGGCTCATAACCAAGAGATCGGTGGTTCAAATCCATCCCCTGCCACTAAGGTTTATCTTGCAGTCAGAAGGGGATAAACCTAGACTAGTAGTACCAGATCCGCCAGACTGTAAGGAATGGGGCTGGTAACAGTCTAACCGAATCAATCATTGACTAGAGGGTTCTGACCTCATCTAGCCTAGGTTAGTGAAGTACTACTGGTCGAATTATTCCTCCGGTAGCGCAATTCATTAAGTTGGATGCTCCGGAGGTGCAAATTTAAATAAGGAAAAGGAAAATAAATATTGGTGGTGTATAGACAGTCGGTGTAATAAAATAGCCCCTTTAATACGCTCCTTCGCTTAATGTTATAAGGAACTTTAAGCGTCGTAGATGAGACTTAAGTTACCTCATCAACGTCAAGGCTAAGGGGATAAAGACCGAATAATGCATACTAGCTGGGTTAAGATTAGTTTCACGGGGCAGTTGGCTACTGGACTTGCAAACCCGGAACCTCTTCGCTAGAGGCGGCTAGAGGACTCCGTGGCTATGGAAACCGGAGCCAATATTTCTAATAAGTAAAGGAAAACAAAAATGGAAATAAAATGTCCAGGCGGATACCATACTGTTGAATCTTTTTGTGTTTGTGGTAAAACAATTTATCAATATGTAGATTGGACAGGAACTGAAATAATCTATCGAGAAAACTGGAGTACTCCTACTGGTTGGTTTCATAAGAATGATCGTACTTTTAAATGTGGAGATAACTTTATAGAACGTGATGAAGATTTTCCTATAAGACATTTTAATATTCGTACTGTTCCTGATTTTAGTATAGTACGAGAAGAGATAAAGGAGAGTAACTAAAATGGTACCAATGACTTCTTCAAACCCAAAAGGTCTTAAGAGTGATATACTTAGAGTATGAAAATTTGTATTGTTGATGGATGTCCATTAGAATCTCTTCCCCAGAGTAATAAGAGCAGATGTAGAACTCACTATAACGAGTATATGAAGAAATATACTCTTGCACGCTACCACCGTCGTCGTGCCGAATGGATAGAAAAATTGGGTGGTATATGTGAAGTATGCGGAACAACTGAAAGATTAGAATTCGATCATAAAGTGGCTTCCGAAAAGGAGTTTGATGTATCTAAAATGATAAGTGGTGCCAGTGAAACAAAATTGGCAGCTGAGATGAATAAGTGTCATCTTCTTTGCCACGATCACCATGTAGAAAAAAGTATTTCTGAGGGAGATATAAAAACGGTCAATCACGGAGGAGGACTTACCGGAAAGTATCATTGTCAATGTGATCTTTGTGGACCTTTAAAAAATGCTTATAACGCAAAGTTTAGAAATAAAAAATTAGAAAGAGTTATATAATGCAAACATTAGTTGATTTTCAAGGGATTTCAAATAAAGATCTTTCGATGCTATTGCTAGCGTTGAAAACAGCTAAAACCTCTGATGAAAGATTCAAGGTCGGAGCAGTTGCTGTATCTGGTGGTAGAGTAATTGGTGTAGCCTGTAATAAGGGAAGAAACCATCCTACTGTTCTAGAAGACAAAGATATAAAATCACAGGCAGGTATTTGCGCTGAGCGCCGTCTTCTTGCTATACTAGGTAGTAAGGCTAAAGGCGCTATTGTGTATGTAGCCAGAGCTAGGAAAGATGGTAGCTTTGGTTTGTCGGAACCGTGCAGTCGTTGTAAAAAGGCATTGAATGATGCTGATATTAAAAAGGTAGTTTACTCCTCATAGAGAAAGAGATTAATACAATGGCAAGATTATATGTAGTATGTTTACCAGATTCAATTGTTGCATTGCCAGCACCTGACACAGAAGATAAAGGAACTACCATGGCTCCTACAAGATCCTTTATTAAGGGTCATGGCTGTCCAGCTTGGATCTTTAGTACTTCAGAAGAACTAGTAACAGGTAGTGATGACTACAACTATGTTCAAAGACATCTATGCTTCGGATCAAGTCCCGAAGGAGAAAATCTGTATTATATGGAACGTTTGCAAATGGTTATCAAAAATGCCTTTATTAACATCGAATCATTGGTGACCGGTGGATCTTAAAACTCTATTAGCAGAAAATCTAGACCTAACTTGGTGGAAAGAACCAGAATGCGGTACCGACAAAGGTGGGTATCCAGGAGAACATGATTATATCAATGGTTTCTATAATAAAGAGTTTAAGAAGTATCAAGACCAACCAATTAGTCTTCTAGAGATTGGTGTCTATAAAGGAGCCTCCTTAGCATTATGGAGTAAGTATTTTCCACATGCTGAAATTACTGGATTCGATATTTCAGATCAACGAGTAGATAAATATAAGAATATTGATAGAGTATCAGTAGGAATTTGTGATGCCTATAGTTTTGATGCAGAAACACTTGATCAACTCGATAATTGGGATATCATTATTGATGATGGTCCTCATACTATACCTACTTTGCAACAATGTATGGAACTATATTTACCAAAATTAAATGAGGGTGGAATAATGGTTCTAGAAGATGTACAAGATACTTCATGGTTTCCAATTCTTATTGAATCACTACCTTTAAATTTAAATGATAGTATTAGTTATGAGTGTATAGATTTAAGAGAAAATCTCGGAAGATATGATGACCTCTTATTTTGCATCCGTAAATAACATGAAAAAACTTACTTTAAATCGTAAAGAAATCATAGATGAAGATATCACTAGTCTTGCTCAATATCAAGAGGGATGGTGTCCCCCTAACTTTATGTCCTGGGACAAAGAAGCAGGTACTACGGAGTATAAACTCTATTCTTATCTAGCAAAACAAGTAGGCGGAAAAATGGTTCTAGATATTGGTACGCTATTCGGCGGTTCCGCTCTAGCACTTTCTACTAGTGATAAGAATGTTATTAGCTATGATTTGATGAGTATAGAAACACATCAACCTGGAGCACTAGATAAAAATAATATTATTCTGCGTGTTGCTGATTTTATGGAAGATGAGATTGAATATGATCTTGTTGATCTTATCGTAATTGACGTAGATCCTCATGATGGCCTACAGGAACCTCCAATGATTGAGTTTTTGGTTGACATGGGTTTTAAAGGTCTAATTATACTTGATGATATTCACCTTAGTCCAGAGATGGAACAAATGTGGAATAACTTCGAATATGAGAAACATGATGCTACTGAAATTGGCCATTTTTCTGGTACAGGTATATTGAATATCGGCAATAAATTTGAGTTAGATTTTGTGTCTGGTGAGTAAATAGTAACGGAAATCAAACTAGTAAACGTACAGAGCCTTTTAAGGCATAATACCTACTATTTGGAGAACCTCCCATGTCATTAGAATATTCGGACGATAACGAATTAATTTATCAAGCCAAGGCTGCAGCGAAAGATATCGTTAATGCTAAATATGAAGTTACCAAAAAGGTAGGTAATTTCCTATTTATTGCCCACTCAGAAGAAGAGTTCTATCAGAGGGCAACTGCAATTGATGAAATTCTTGAATCAACTTCCTCACGCCGACTAGCTTCTGTCTCTGATAGCAAAGCAAAATTGGTAAAAGCACTCTACCAAGAATGGGATATCAAGCACGCTAATTGTACTCTTTGTCCGAAGGTAGCTGATAAAGAAGTTTCCGTAAAGGACGAGCAAGATAAAGAACAAGCTATTAGTGACGCTTCTGATGTTCAGAAGAAGTCTAATCCGTACAGTGGACTTTCTGATCTTTCTTCGGCTTCGTTTCCACAAAAAGAATATGCTAAAGAGGCTTCGGCCAAAGGTAGCTCTGAGAGAAATTTTAACTTACCCGAAAGGGTTGCCTCCCCGGTCCTTCCAGAAGATAAAAAAAGCCGAAAATTATGGGATAAGTGGTCAATTACCAGACAAAAGGATGGTGATGGAGAACCAGAAAGACGTTTTCCTCTTGAAGAGAATAGCCCAAAGACCGGTAAACCTTATACTCCATTTGAACAAACTTCCATAAAATTAGGACTTTTAGATAAAGCCATTGGTGGATCTCTAGGTCGCTTAGATGACCCAGAAGTTAAGAAACAATTAACTCCAAACTCTGCTGTCTGGATTGACGCCCATGGTCTATACGGACCAGATAAAAAGCGTCTGGGTAATAGCCTTAAAGGACGTAAAGGAGAAGATGCTCCTGGTGCAATAGATCCATCACATATTCGTGCTATGGCAGGGACAGTACTTGGCCGTAGTTCCTTAGGGAATTCAGGTGTATTTGAGAGTCATCACAGATGCACTGGTAATACTTTCCGAGGATTTGATTCCAGTGATAATTCATTTACACAGTGTCAACACGAACACCATGAAGGTGATGGTTGCGGTCTAACTTCAGATGTAGCCGAGGATGGCTCAATGCAACCTGGTTGTGGTCAACATCACATTCTTACTAAAGTACAAACCCCCAGTTTCGTTAGTGTAAACGGTCAAGTTGGTGCTCTACCACATATGGAAGATGAAAGACCAAAAGATCTTTCGGGGCTTACACCTGATGCTAGACAGCAACATATTAATCGATCAAAGTCGTCAGCAGGGTCTGAAGCGGATAGTTTCACTAACCCAACTGAAGAGCAAGTTGGAGAAATCCCACCAAGTAGGATGTTCTTAATGCATCCAGATCAGAGTGCAAGATGGGCTGCTGCTAAAGATGCATATCATGCCAGAACAGGAGGCACGGGTCCTCACCCGGATAATCAAGAATCGTTTAAGATAGGAGATAAAACTCATCGAGTAGGCGACATCGTATCAACAACTCGCAGTTGGGGAGCGAGCGAACCAAGAACTGAAGCCAACTTAGGTATATTAGCTGGTGTGAGTTCTCATAGAAACGGAAAGCATGTACGTTTAGGTAGAAGTGAAGGTCTTGCTCCCGATACTGAAGGAGATTCATCCATGGCTGGTTCTACTCCTGGTGAATATTCATTAATAGTACACCGATTAGATAGTCCTACCACTGGTAAAAGTAGATATCCCCGAACTGCTGTTGATCCTGATACTAATCAGATTTCTCCAAATTCAGTAAATGAAACTACGCAATACTATCCAAGTTCTAATGTTGATACTGTTCAAACAGCGAGTAAAAAAGTAAACACACTATCAAAACTATACTCTACTCTTAAGGGAGCTCAGGCATCATTTAAAGCTAGGTCAGAAACTCCTCGACCAACTGAAAAACCTAAGACAGTTAAGCCATCTAGGGATAACTTAGATATGTCTACCCTTGATCTTGGTGACCTATTTGGCGATTCAAACGAATAAGATTAACTAAAATATAAAATGGCTAAGTCTGGTTTCGCTGAAATTGGTGAGTATAACCCACGTCAAGAATGTACGTTTAAAAAACGAACTGACGAACATGGAAAAACTCTTAAAGAACATGTTGGTACTGACGGTACTTCTGAATGTAGTCTAGAAGCCAAATATGGTGCAATAGATCCATTCGCTAGTATGGGATATCTTACAACAGTATGTCGTAACCATTCAGAGGTACCAAAGAAGTTAATGACAGGTATGGCTGAATTGCATAGAGCTTTCCCAGAAGATAGTGAGAACTTATCTGATGAAAAAACTAGAGTTGATCGACAAGTTGAACGTCAACGTATAGATGATCCAGAAGTAGAACACCAAAAGAAACTGAAGGAACAGTGGGACAATCAACGTTCACACAATAAAGACACTGGTAACCAAGGTGGATTTGACATAGATCTAAGTAACCTATTTGACTAATATGAAAATCTTTTTTTCTCCCAAAACAAAACTAATTAAATTAGCAGAAGATGAAAGATCATGTCGTCTATGCAGTACTAAATCCGGAAAAAATTCTGGTTCGGTTGCAGTAATTCCATATTCCTTATCTGGTGAACCAACAGCTAACAAAATCCGTAGAAAAAAAGTTCCTGGTTGTTCGGGTTGTAATAGTACTGGGAAAATAACTGCTGGATCTCCTACTTATACAGAATGTAAGACCTGTAGAGAGGGTGCTATAACTGCTCGTGGAGTTGGGCAAGGACCCGGTGTTTATAAACCAAGTGTTTGCCCAGATTGTTTTAATCGAGGTAAAAAAGTAGTTCCAGCTTATGGCGGTGGTGTTGATGAAATTAACGAAATACCATGTCCAACCTGCAATGGGAATAAGAATAATATTCCTATAAAAGAATGTCCTACATGCCTTGGTAAAGGATCTGATAAACCTGGATTTGCTCAAACTGGTGAAGCTAAGCATGATATTGTTTGTCCTACATGTAATGGTTCTAAAAAGAGAACTATCGCATCTCCTTATACACCAATTCTTCAGGTTAAGTGCCCACATGTTGACGGGAAAGATACTTATACTAAACCTGACGCTGAAGGTGCTGGTAATGAATTAGGCCCTTATGATAAAAATTATTTTGAAGGACAACGCCTACTTCCGTTGAAACTTCTCTGGAAAATTAGAGGTGTAGAATCAAAGTACGACTATGAGAGTAAAAATAACTTATCGGACTTTGATGGAATAACTCCACACGAAGTCGGAATGCTTACTCCCCCCGTACCTCCGATTCATAGTGCAAAAGAGCCATCTTATATGGACTTCCTATCAAAGACAGAACTACTAGACCCAGATCGTCAAAGAACTGCAAGTAACTTCTTTAAAAGGATTAAAAATAGTTTCAATAGCAAAACAGCCAAACCCGATGAATCAGGAGATGATTTTTTTGGTAAACCAGAAGGTCCTAAAGATTCACCAGAAGAAGACTTTTTACCAGAAGGATTATCATTAGCTCCATTAACTCCATCTAGAAGAACTTTAACGCCTGAACAGAATAAGCGTCTACATGGAGGTCCTATAACAGTTCGCCAAATGGATGAATCTGATATGTTGCGTCCATTTGTAAATAATCCTTCTAAAGCACTAGAGAAAACTAAATCTATGTTAAAGGGGCAAAAGTCCCTTAGCGAAAAGCGTTCTACTATGTCCAAAATGTTTAAGGGTATGAAGGATCTTGAAGCAGCAACTGAAACACAGGAGAACGAACCCGATGAACAAGTAAAGGCAAAGAGCAAAAAACGCGATCTTGGTTTACGTCCTTCTTATAGAGGTTGGAGAGATAATCTTCAAACTGTTAGCGAAAACCTGGATATTTTTGGACAGTTAAGAGGAGCTTTGAGAAAAAAACTTTCTCCTGTCATAGGTAAGGATATGGACCCTGAAATCGCTACTGCTCTAACTGCTCAACAATTTAGGCAGGGTAGAAAAATACCTCACCAAAGCGGTAGCGTACTTGATTTAGGCAAACATAAAATGGGTATCACGGACCCCATGCCATATTTTAAAAATGACGAAAATTGGCGTGAAGTCCATAACGGTCTTGGTTGTGACCATGATCCTGGTGAAGACCATGAACCAGATGTTGGATGTATGGTTGATTATCATAATCCTTCTGATAGCCCTAGAGAAGGCGTCACTACTGGTATTAACAGTAGACTAGTAACAGGAAAATACACTAAGCCAAATGGCAAAGCTATTCTTCAAACTGTAGGAGCACGTTTAAAAAGACCTATGGAATCTGGATTAGCTAAACAAGATCTTAGAGGTTCAACCCCACAGTGGACTCCAGAGAACTTTGGACGTGTAGTAGAACTACCAGCAGATAGAGCTACATGTGTCCCTAATAGGATACAAAGAGAACATTATGTGGTCAATCACACTATAGAACCTCCAACAGAAAAATCAGAATACACTTCTTTGCCAGCAGAAGAAACAGGTGTCCCAGGTAGAAGTCCAGAACCAGTTCTTGCTAAAGAAAAGGTTAAATTTCCAGAGGAGATCCGTCAGGGTGGTCCAAAAGAATCAGTATATGTTGGAAACCCCTTATACCAACTTAATAACCCATTTAGTACACAAGAAGTTGAACATGGAATGTGGGCTAATAACCCTGTTGTTCAACACTTCGCTAAACAGATTAAAAATGGTAAACGACCAGAAAAGTTTAAGCCTTATATACCAGAACCAAAGTTCAATAGTCAAAAAATGCGAGATCGTCCAGGATTAACTGGACCTCCTGCTCAAGAAGAAGGTAGGAGTCTTGATACAGATGGTTTTGACTTAAATACTCTATTTGATTCCCCAGGTGAAGAAACTTCACCTAAAACCTCTGCAAAAGAAGAAAATAAGTTAAATCCGGTTGAAGAAAATGCAGATGATACTTATGATACTGATAAGAAACTTAAGGTACAAAAAATGCAAAGAACTCAAGTACATATGGTAGAACCAACTAATTCCTCTACTCCTGATATTACCCCCGATGTACCTCAAATGAATTACAGTTAATCTCTATTGGAACTTACCATAGTTATCGTAAAGGAAATTTATGACCACAACTTCTAAATTAAACATTAAAGTCGCTGATCTCTTCTCAGAAGGTTCTGAGGTAGATGACGATTTTGTTGCCCCAAATCAGGCTCTTCCCAACGACTTCGTTGATGAGTCCCAGAGTGACCTACAACGCAATGAGAACTCAAAGCAAGAACTTCGAAATGGATGGGCAGAACGCATTGACTGGGACATTGCTCATGGAACTCAACATGGTCGTGACACTGACAATCCAGCCCAACAGACCGCTCCATATAATCAGTTGGTTTCTGCCTCAAAAGATTCTGTATTTGGTACTGTGCTTGTACAGGATGGTTCAGTTGTAAAAGGCCGTGTCGCTGCTCAAGGAATTCAAGGAACAGTTATCTCAGAAGGAACTAATGAATTCTCAGTTATTTGGGATGACAAAGTAGCTTCTACTGAAGAGAAAGCAAATTACCGTTTGATTAATCAAAGGTAGTATGCTATACTAGTTTAGTATGGTACTTAGACTTTCTACAACAAAAATTGTATCTCGTTCAATAGATCCGGTTGAAGTAGTTTCCCCAGAAGTTACATTTGTTGCGATAGATACTTATATTGAAACATCTCGAAAAGATGAATTTATTATAGGTAATCTTTTTGATTATAATGGTAATAAGATAAGTTATACATGGGATTCTAAACAGAATCAGGTTGCTGCACTAAAAGGTAAAAACTTAAATACTGAAATGATTATTTCAGCTAGTGAATTCCTCAAGAATCTATATAAAAAACCAGATCCAAGTCTAGATGTAAAAGTATTATCAACTCATATTGTTAGTGCAATACAAGATTTTGCAGGACCAAATAACGTAATTCCATTTAAAGCAGATGCCTATAGAACCAAAAAAGCTTTAATGGCAAATACAAAAGAATCTGAAGAGATAGATAATAACTTCATTTATGACTACGAAAACGATTCTACCGCACCAGTATTTTCGGGTGAATTCCTAGGGGACGATGAAGAAGTGGACGATTTTGATGAGCAATTAGCTTTAAAGTCGCAGGAGTTTTTGAAAGAGCATCCTGAATTAAAATCAGAGATGGAAATCGTCAGACTTCTAGAAGGAAATTAATATGGCTAATTGGGCTGAAGGAGTAGGACCAAGACAAGTTAAATACACTTGGCCTCTTGGCCAATTTACTAATTTATTTTGGAATGGAACTCCCCCTAGCGGAGCACTACTAAGTGCTATTAATCCTAGTGGTACTCAGATTGGTTATCCTCCTTATCCAACGCAAAGTCAATATGGTACACCATCTGGTACAGTACCAGGTTCATTAAATCCTGGTCTTAACCCCATTAGTGGTACCAACCCATGGGGATATGGAAATAGTATTGATATTGGACCAATTTGTTCGTTTGATTCACAAACGTCAATTAATGATGCAACTTACACTAGTGTAAGTCTTTTTGCAGTATCTGGTTGGGCCGGTTCTTGTGTAGTTACTTTACAAGGAAATCTAAATCGTTATTCAACTAGTGGTTGGGTAGCCGTAATTCAGACGACTGTATCATCTGCTCAGACAACTTACTTTATGGGTCAACCTCAAGCGTCTGGTTTTGCTTATAATGCATATCGATTAGTCGCAAGTGGTGGTACAGGAGTTATCAACTGGTCAACTACTGGGATGTTCCTTGATCTTTCTGCCATGGGTGTGGGCTCCAATGCTTTGGATACTAACAGTTCATTGGGATCTCTTACTATTAGTGCTCCAAAAATCTATTCTCTTATTAGTGGAGTTATAGTTAGTACTCCTGGTCCATCAATTATTCCTAATCTCCCAAGTAATCATACTTGGCTTGGCCCATAAAGGATATTATGTCAATGGAACGCGAACAACGTATTAAGACAGCAACCCTGCGACGTGTGGGAACAAATTACACGTTAAGTGGTAGTGCAATTCGTGGGGGAAGAGTAATTATCTTATCTGGTGAAACTTCCTTCTATCACTGTGGTCATGAACGAGCTCCTGGCATTGATTCATGCTCTTGCGGAATGTAATTTTATCTATTAGAATTTGCAATTTTCGCAAAAATAAGATATAATATAGTTAATGCCAAACGAAAAAGACTGGTCGGCCTCTACTCAATTAAATGAGATGAAGAGGAATCCTCTCTTTAATCGTCTTCGCGCACAAAGTACAGTTGATACTGGTAGATACGGTAATCTCTCGCAAGACGTAAAAAACTATACCCGAATGTCTGCTGGTAGAGAGCGGTTAAATAGTTTTAGTGCTAACAAAAAAGAATTATATTTACCTAGCGATAATATAGGTCCAGCAGTTAGTAGAAATCAGCGTACTGGTGCATCCATGGGCACCAACTCCGAGTGGGCAATGCCTAAACTCCATGACCCATTTGAGTGGTTTAGAGAGAGATGTATTTTACCTGGACAGTGGATGAGTTTGTTGGATGGTGCTAAAAAGGTTGAAGATGTAGTTTGTGGTGATAAAGCTTTGACACATATGGGTCGTTACCGTAGAGTTCTCGATACAAAAACACAACAATATGACGGTAAGATTTATACAGTAACTCCTCAGTATAGATTTCCAGTTACTTTAACAGAGGGACATCCTTTTTGGACAAAAAGAAATGATGTAATCGACTGGGTACATATTAATCATCTAAAGCGCGGAGATCTAGTTTTTGTTCCCGTGGATAATTCTATTGAAGACTATGAAGAAATATCTATAATTGATTCTCTAAATGATGATGAATTTACTGTTAAAGATGGATATATTACACATCATAAATCTGGACAGTATAAGAATATTGGACGACCAATTAATAATCTTCCGATCTCAATCCCTGTTACGGAAGAATTGATGTGGCTCAGTGGTCTATATATTGCTGAGGGTTCATGCGGAAATCGTGATAAATCTCTTACCTTTTCTCTAAATAAAAATGAGACAGAATATGCAAATCAAATACTTGATTATGCAAAAAAAGTCTTCGATCTAGATGGGCATATCGATGATCGTTCACATATTGATAATACAATCAATGTAATAATTACTAGTCAAGCATTAGTACAGTGGTTCAGAAATACATTTGGTTCTGGTGCATATAATAAGCATTTACCAGAATGGATGATGCACCTTCCAGAGAATAAGCAGAAGGCACTTCTACGTGGTTACTTCGATGGAGATGGTTGTTACCAACCTGTCGAAAGTTCATTCTTCTCATCTTCAAATGCTCTTACAGACCAACTTGTTCTTCTCTTAGAAAGAAATGGATTTTTCCCATCAATTTATAAACGTACAACTAAATCCTTCTCAAGTAATACAGAAGGCAAAAATGTAAATATTAATCGTTCTGATAACCCACGTTTTTTGCAGTGGCTTGGTGTTGATATTTTTGATAATGATCCAAAATTTATCGAAGAAAATATACGTCGTTTTCCAATTGAAAGAACGGATACAGGTTATTGGGTTCCTGTAAAATCAGTAGTTGAAGAAGATTATTCAGGGCCAATTTATAGTTTTACCATCACAGAAGACCATAGTTTTGTTGTCGAATCATTGGCGCAAAAAAATACATGGTGGTTCAACATGGAGGATCCCGACGAACAAACTCGAAAGATTCGTGACTGGGCAAGGTTAATTTACACCACTCACTATCTAGTTCCTTCAATGATCGATATCTATTCTCGATTCCCATTGCTGGGAATGGAATTTGCCCACCCTGATAAAAGAGTTAATGAATTTTTCTCAGAGTTGTTTTGGGATGGTTTACAGTATCAAGATTTTCTGTATTCATTAAGTCGTGAGCACTGGCTCATTGGTGATGTATTCGCACTTGGTTCATGGAATGATGGTATTGGTGCTTGGGAAGCTGATGAACTAATTAACCCCAATGATGTTGTTGTTGCCAAGAACAGAGCTCTGAGAACTTATCAGTATCATATTAAAGTTCCAGAAGAAGTTAAAAAGTTAGTAGAGACTAGACAACCAGAAAAAGAATTTGCCATGCTTATGGCTATGTATCCTGACGTAGTAGAATACGCCAGAAAAGATGTTGAGATCCCTGTTTCAGATGTGATTATGAAGGGCATTCCCTATAAGTGTCTGGTAGCAGGAACTGATATGTTAACTCCAACTGGTCCACGTCCAGTTGAGGATCTTCAGATTGGTGATCCTGTTATAGCATGGGATATTACTGCAGACACTCCAGTTACTAGTTATGTAGAACATAATTCTGTAAAAGAGGCTTCCCCCGTAGTAACAGTCACTACAAAGAAAGGCCGCACACTTACTTGTACTTTGGATCATCCTTTCTTAACACCAACCGGCATGATAAATGCAATAGACTTATCACCAGGAGATAAAATACGTATAGGTACGTCTATTGATCTTAAGTCAAAAGAAGTGCCTGTAGATCTTGCTTATTTCTTGGGACTTATGGTAGGTGATGGATCTTATTATTCTCATTACTTTGAATTTCATAATGAAGAACAAGTCCTTATCGATTGGGTTGAAGAATTTGTTAAGCAATATGATTGTGTTCTACACAAGAAATTTAAGAGCAGTTTTGCTATCGTTAATGATGGAACTAATGGGAAAACCAAGTTTTCAACTGGATCGAATAACCTACGGAATCTTTTCCGTGACCTAGGTATATTTGGACAAAAATGTCAAGAGAAGAGAGTTCCCCAATTAATATGGGAAGGCTCAGAAGAGGCTAAATGGGCTTTTCTCTCTGGATATTTAGACTCTGATGGCTGTCTAGTTTCTCGTACTGACCAGAAATCACAGAAAACGTATAATGCTTATGATTGGGCAAGTTACAACCAGAAGTTGCTGGATGATACTCAGCTATTACTATCTGTTCTTGGTGTCCCAACCACCCGTAGTCCTCATCATATTAAAGTTGAATCTTATCAAGGTGTTGATATTCTCCGGGAGAAGCTAACTCCATTGCTTCCTAGAAAACAACTAAAACAGATGTGGGACCAACAGGTTGTGTCTTCATCTGTTTTAGAGTGGGATACGATTAAAGAGATAAAAGTGGCTGGAGAGCAAGAAACTTATGCACTTTGTATCGCCGGGGCACACACACATGTTAGTGCTGGTTTAGTCACCAAAAATACCAACCCTTGGGCTGAACACGGTACTCCTCTTCTTATGAGGGCCTTCCGTCAGTTAATGATGGAAGAAAGTTTGCAAGCCAGTATGGAAGCAATCTCTGATAGATTGTATTCGCCACTTATTTTGGCAACACTAGGTTTACCTGATGCTGATGGAGATGGTCCTTGGATTCCTGATGCTGAGGAATTAGGTGCTTTGCGAGATGACTTAGCAATGGCTATTAATGCTGACTTTAGATTAATGGTATATCATCACGGTCTAGAAATTCAGAATGCATTCGGTAGAGAATCTATGCCTCGATTGGATGATGACTTCTACCGAATCCAGGCTAACTACATGATGGTTTTTGGTATTGGCTCTGAACTATTACAGGGTGGTAAGAGTGGTGCAACCTATGCTAGTGGTGCTCTTAACCGTGAACTAATTACACAGATGTTAACTACCCATCAACACCAAATTAAGCATTTTATCCAAGGTCGTATGCGAGCTGTTGCTGAACGTCAAGGATTCTACGAATATCGTAATGTCGGTGGGCACCCAGTACCAATCATGGAAACTGTGTTAGTTGTTGATGAAGAAACTGGTGCTCAGTTCGTTGAAGAACGCCCAAAACTCGCTATCCCTGATATTATCTTCCAAAGTATGTCACTACAGGATGAAAATATTGAGCATCAATTCCTACAACAGTTAGCTGGTATGGGTCTTCCTGTTAGCTTTCAGACATTTACTCGAAATGCTGGTCTTGACTTTGAGGATGAAATAGAAACCGTTAAGAGAGAAAAGGTCGATCTAGTAATTGCAGAACAGCAAGTTAAGAAAGATATCTTTGATAGGTGCTTCCAATTACAACTACCTATTCCTATGGAATATCAAGCCGAGTATGAAGCGTACATTATGCAACTACAAGATCCACAATTAGCTGAACAACTACGACCTGGTGCTATACAGGGTCTTGGTTCGCCTTCTCCTACTCCAAATATTGGTGGAACACCTGTTCATACTGATGTGAATGGTATTCCTAATATGTATCCATCTATTGCCAACCAAGAAACTCTAGATAGTTTGGGTACTCAAAAGAAGCATCCACCAGAATCTCATGAGCAAAAGAAGACACAACCGAAGCAATCTAAATCGGGTAAACCAAATGGTCCACAGAAGAAGACTGCCAGTATTGAAGATAATGAGATGGTAGTCACATCTAAAAAGACTGGCGATGACATTATCATCGAAGAGGGTGCCATAGTATCTAATGTTGGTGAAGAAGGTGGAGAGTGGGGTAAGTATCGCAAGAGTAACCCCAAGCAGGCATCAGTTACTGAAGAGTTTGATGGTGAACGAGAAATAACCTATGGAGATAGAATGAAGTTTTCTGTTCCATGGGAATCACAGTTTAGAACTCAAATGAAGTTAGCTAATGGTCAAAAAATCGTTGTTGATGATAATTACGAAAAATATGATGAAATTTATATGAAAGATCATATTGCAAAGATTTTAGAGTCTAACGTCGTTGGCCCAGAAGATAATGACTTCGATGACAAATTGAATGAAGACATCATCCCCACTAATATGGATTTCGATAAGCATAAGAGTGAAATGATGGGTTTTGATAACAAAGCCATTACTGGAGTTAATACAGAGGATATGGGTCCTAAAGTTACATTCGGGTCACAAGAATTCCCAAATCGCAAAAAACCAGACGACACAAAAGATAAATAGTGTAACTAAAGTGTAAACTTAACCTAGGTAATGAAAGGTCGTTAAAATGTCATTCTTGCTAGGTGAAGATAATGTTACACTTCCAAAATATGCTGTTTATGAAGGGTCCTTTCTCAGTGTAACTTCTCCGCTAACAAAGTTGGCAATTATACAAGAGGGTGAACATCAAATTGCTCGAAATAGTCATAAGTTAAATCTCAACGATTCAATTTATGATAATTAATGACTAATGTTGCTATCAAGTGTTTCCGTTAATCTCTTGTCGGGCGTTCACCTCAGCACTGTTTATTTACTCTTAGGTATTGCACTGGCAACGGTTAGTCTCTATATTGCAATTAAGAAAAATAGACAAGATAACAAAGATGCGATTGCGGAAGCTATTACAGATAAAGTAGTAGCCGATTCTAAACAAGATATAGCAGAAGCAGTTAAATTAGAGGTAATCAAAGCAGTAAGATCAGAAATTGCTAATATTGATTATAAAATCACTAGAAATGGAATGACTAGTAATAATTTAGGTGATGTTGCTGCTCGTACTGAAGAAAAGGTGGACCTGTTAAATAGAACTGTAGAAGTATTAGCGATTACTGTAACAAATACTAATGAACGACTTGTTGAACACATAGGTTGGCACAGTGGATATGAAGATAGTCAGAAATTATTTAAGGATAAGAAAAAATAATGTTTAGAAAATATGGCGCTCCCTTCCTAAAACTACCACATAGTATTGATACTAACTTCTCAAATATAGAAAAGATTCCTGAACACAGTATTGATTGGTCAGACTTTAAGTTTAACCCTAATACTAATGCTGAAAATGGGTACCTCTATAGGATTAGTAGGGCCATCAGTACACGAGTAAATGCCAACTATGATGGATGGCCCGTAGATCAAGTCAAGCAATCTTACAAAACATTCAATGGACGTCCTTGCTTTGTGGAGCATAACAATGCTGATCCCAAGCGTCATCGTGGTGTAATTCTTGCATCAATCTATAGAGAAACCAAATTGGGAAGTGGAATTATTGATGGTTCTGTTTACTGTCTAGAGGAACTAGATGCACAAACATTTCCTAGACTAGCAAATGCTGTAATGGATGGTTCACTTAATGGTGTTTCTATGGGGGCAGATGTACAAGGAACAATATGTTCTGCATGTGGTAAATATGCTTCAAAACCAGCAGAATATTGCACTCATATTCCCAAATTAAAGGGACAGATGACCACTGTTTACAAGAATGGTCGTAAGATTGAATCGAGAGTTTGGGAAAACTGTATTAAACCTAATTTCTTCGAACTATCTTCAGTTTTTGATCCAGCCGATGAATCTTCTTTGATTATAAAAAAATTCTACAAATCCCCTGCATTCTAATGTTAAACGCTACAGACCAAGTAATTGACTTCCACCGTAGTCTTCCTAAAAAGGAAGCTAAAGAAATAATGAGAGTCAATCTCACTGTTCTAGGTCTATGTCCTCAATGCTCTGGAGATAACTATCGATCTGGTATCTGTGAAGACTGTGGCTTTATTAGTCCTGAAGTACAAGAAGCTATTAAAGAATTTGAAGAAGCACAAAATACACCTGTAAAAGTGCCAAAGAAAAAATCCGAAGACAGTAAACAATTTTCACCTGGTTACCCAAAATTATCTAGTTCAAGTACTTCAACATACTATGAATATTTACAAAAGAATCATGGAACGAAACTAGATCTTTGCCCTAATGGTCATTTAATGGACGAAACTGGCCTAATGTGCCGAGAACCAGAATGTACTTACGAGAGACCTCCAGCTCAACTAGATTTTAAAGCACCCTCCTACACGGGCATCAGTCCAGACATCGAGCAAAAAAGAGTGTTCGTCAGTCCCGCCGAGAAACACATCACGGTAATGAAAAAAAAGTTAAAAAGTTACAAAAAGAAGAATAAAACTAGTAATAAATCAGAAAACTCAAATGAGGATATGAATGGCGCTCCTGGAACAAGTTTAGATGATGCATCTGTTGCAGCTAATGACAAAATTACTAGAGGACAACAGATGTTAGAGGATGCTGCGAAACTTGAATACTTTAAAAACTTACAAGGCGAAGAAGAGGAAAATTAATGTCTAGATTCCAAGCTGGAAACGGTTGGCAGAATAGTGGTGCTCCTAGCCCAGCTACTCCTCGACAACTTCCATATGACCAAGTGGATACAATTAACCTAGATTCATGGGGAGCTTCTGAGCAATCTCCTCCTCCTGCTGATGAAATAGAAGGTTGGGTTGCAGATCAACCAGCTGCTCGTTTTGTTGATGTTCAAGATCTAGATGCTGCTGACGAAGGCGAAATCGTCGGAGGTCCTGGTTCCAGTGCTGTTTACCCAGAAGGTCGGCAAATGTATGCTAACTATCAGGGAGCTTTTGACAACGATGTAGATGAAAAACTATATAAGGTTGCAGAAAACATTCATAATGTTCAGGTAGCTATTGCTAATGGTGATGACTTTAGTTTCTCTGGTGCACAGAGTGCAGCTAATGAAGCTAATGACCATATAAAGAGTGCATCTACTGATGTAAATCTACAATTTGTTGTTGCTAGTATTCCTTCGATTCTAAATGACATTGAAGACAACCTTGTTGCTACGAACGATTACCGTCAAGCCTCAAAAGATCTCTCTGAATTAAAGACTCTCGTAGAAGACACTTACAAGTTTGCTTCTGATGATGAAGATGATGATGAAGACGAAGACTCAACAAAAGAAGCATCAAAGGTGACAGATGATGAGTCGGAAACCGAACCTTCTGAAAAGACTGCGACGAAAGTTAGCACGGAAACTCAGCAAGGCGAGAAGACTGAGGATGGTGCTGTGGATACTTTTGTAAATCGTCTTGCGACAAATGGTAATCAGGAAACCCTTCAAATTACTGATGTTCGTGATCTAGATGATTCAGGCAGTAACTTCACTTACGAGAAGACAGTTACTCCTGACCATATAACGAATGTACTAGAACCAGAAGAAGTCAATGGTGAAGACGCTGGTTATGTTGGATATATGAACTGGGGACAAGGTACAGGAATTGAGCAGGGAGTCGGAGTACATCCTGAAGTCTTCCCTAATGATACTACTAACCCAGCACTTGTGCCATATTCTGCTGTACAGGCTGCTCGCACTAAGGTTTTTGCAGCTCTCAATCTTTATGAAAAACTAGAGACTCTTGACATGGTTAATCCAGATGAGAAGTTTATTCATATTGCTAAATTCGAACAAATGTCAGATGCTGAGCTAAAGGGATTTAGCGAATCAATTGACATGTTTGAGAAGTCCGAGACTAGTCGATCTCGGGTCAAAAAGGTGGCTTCTACAAATCGTGGACGCCTACCGGATATGGGTCGAGCGACTACGGCCAGCGTTAGCAAAGACAGTGTCCTTGCTGATGATTATCTATTAGGTATCAAGTAAGGAGATACAACATATGATACAGCTTACAAGCTTATCACAAGTCGGTGTCCACCGTACCTTCATTCCACTTCAGAGTAAGTATGAGGCCACCCCCGTTGGGACTTTTCTAGACCCAACAGAAGTAGGCAATATTTATTCCGGTATGGTTGTGTATCGTACTGGTGGAGATACCGTCGCACTATTTGATGGAAACACGGCAGTTTCCGGTTCTACGAGTCCTAAGCCTTTTGGCTTTGCTGCTCTTGACCGAAACGCCAGCATTGACGATGTTACCCAAACAGGCGTCAACGTATTTACCGTATGGATTGGTGGTGACAACGCCTACTTCCAAGTCTCAGCTCCTGCATTCGATGCTACACAGAGTTACACAGTTTCAACTAGTGGTACTCCTGTGTATTTGTATGCCGGTACTGGTACTCAGAAGGCCGTTCTTACTTCTACTGCTCCTAATGCTTATGCTACCCCAGTTGCTGAACTGATTGACGTTCTTGGTCCAACCCAAATCGTTATCCGTATAGTACCTCGTGGCACTCTATAAGAATAATTATAGAGATAATTACTAAAGGAAAAGGAAAAGAAAATGCCATTCACTAAATCAGGCGCACGCGTTGCGGTAGGTTCAGATGATTATGTCGAGAAGATTCTAGGTGCTCAAGATCGCCTAGAGGAAACTACTGGTCGTAAGACCGCTTCTAAGGAAGCAAAGGAAGCTCGTCTAAGTCAGATCCTAGCCGACCGTTCAAACTACATGGTCCGTCTTGGCCAGGGTATGATTGGTCCTATCCAGTTGAAGCTTCGTTATCAGGGTCTAACCCGTAACGTTCTTCTGGAAGACCCACTTACACCTGGTGTCCCTGTCATGTACGATATTCTTGACGAATATGGTCAGGCCTATATCCTCAGTGGTTCTGAGGGAGAGGTTAAGGTAACACGATTCGAAGGTAAGAAAGTTCCCCTTCGGTTATATCGTATTGCCACCTTCCCTGAGATCAAAAAGGAAGACCTTTGGACCCTACGTGTCAACATTGTTGAGTATGCACAGGACATGTCCAAGCAGGCTATTATGATCCAAGAAGATGCCCGTACTATTACGGTTCTTCAGGCTGCTATCAATAACTACGCTGTTGACCCTAACCACACGGTTAGTCCTAACCACATCGTTAATGAATTGAGTGGCTACGTTACGCCAGACTCATTGTTCGATGCTGTTGCATTGGTCGAGGTTCACCAGTTGGAGGCAAGTCGCTTGCTATTTAACCCAATTGACTACCGAGACCTCTACAAGTGGGACATCAACCAGACCGGTTGGGCCTTCAAGGACCGTGTTGTTGCTGGTGAGCGTATCGTTCAATTCGGTGGTTTCCAGGTTCAGCGTTCAATCGTTGTTCCTCAGGGTACCATCTATCTAACTCCATCTCCTGAGTTCCTTGGTGTAATGCCAGTTATGTACTCACTAGATGTGGAGGAGAACCACACTCCTGAGAAGTTCCTCAAGGGTTGGGTCATGGACGAATATATAAGCCAAGCGGTGTTGAACCCAAGAGGGCTCGCACAGATCGTGAAATCGTAAACAAACCCATTTAATTAGTAACTCTCAAAGTTACTATAAATGCAGTAATTACAAGAAAACAAGGACTGTTTTCAGGAGAAATCTTGAAAATGGTCCTTGTTTTTTGTCATATGCGTGATTAAAAAGTCAATACCGGGTTAGCCCAGATTGTGAAAATATCTTCATCCATTACCCATACCTTGAGGTGATAATATAACCTACTTGACATGAAACCTCTGAGTTGATATACTAGATACATCCACTAAGTTGGTGGTGATGCGTATAAAGGAATTTTGTGTTAACCGATGAGACGTTCATCAAGAACAACAAAAAGCATGTAGTAGGTTTTTGCGATAATTGTGGAAAAAGATTCGATAGAGAACTTAGTTACGCCAATAAGATGCAATACTGCTCTACCACGTGTATGGGCAAAGGACGCACTAAAAATGCGCTTAAAGACTATACCTGTGAAAATTGTACTAAACCTTTTCAGAGGCCAGTTAGTTTTGGCAAAAATAGATTTTGTTCACAGGATTGTTCAATAGAGTTCCAGGCAAATAAAAATAGAAAATTAATTACTTGTGCTAATACTGATTGTAATAAAAAACTAGTTACTACGAATAGTAAATATTGTTCTAAAAAATGTAAAAATTCACATACAACCAAAAAATTTGTAAATTTAAAGTTAGATTTGAAGACCAAATTTTTGAAAAAGCCTAAAGATTACTACAAGAAATACCTTGATGAAAAGGGCCGTTATACGAATTGTGTTATATGCGAAAAAACACTAGATAAACCCTATGCCCAGAAACTCTTTTGTGACCGTAGGTGTAGAACTGTTGGTGGAGAATTAGGGATCAGATATACCCCAATTTTTATTGACAAAGAATGCTTAAGTTGTGGTAAGACATTCCAAGAAAGAATTGGAGAGACTAAATCCCACCAAAAGAAATATTGTACACATGATTGTTACTTGAAGGTTAACAAAAAAGCTGGAAAAAGATATGTATCTTTGTTGGGTGAAGAAGCTGTTGTTTATCATTCTGGTTGGGAATTAAGATTTGCGGCAACATGTCTGCGCTTTGATATACCATGTCGTAGGTATGATGGTGATCCTATTTCTACAACTGTTGGAGATTATTATCCAGATTTTATTGCTGGCGAAAATGATGATATCATTGAAATTAAAGGGTATTTAGACAAAAAGGCAGAAATAAAGATTAACACTGCTCATCAAATTTTTGGTGATCGTTATAAAATTCTATTAGAAGAAGATCTTAAAAGGTTTGAAGAAACAGGAGAATTAGTATGAGTAAGAGTAAAAAAATGGATACATTAGAACATCTTATTAAGTACGGACTTATTACAGTTCCTACTAATTGTGAACTTTGTTTTGGGACAGGAAGTTTGTACCCAACTAGTTATTCACTACAAGTTTGTCCTAATGGGTGTAATAGTTTATCTAAAGAATTCCCTAAAACAGTAAATTATGGAGGAGATACCCATCCTCAAGTACTTGTACGTCATGGTGTTTTGATGGATATTTTTGACATGAAAAAACCTTGGAAGATTGCTGAAACCTTTGATTTTGCCAGAGTAGCTTGGGTAGATGCTGGAGTTGCTAATATTATTAATTTACTTTGGAGATCTAAAATAGACACCTGGGTATCTTGTCAGGGTGGTTCTTATGGAGGAGAAGAAGAAGCTGCCTATGTAGGCTTATGCTTAGTCGATGACAAAAAAATTGATCTTGCTAGAGATATTATCTCCAAATATGGGATTATCACGAGTGAAGAAGATGACAGAGATAATGAATTTTCTTCTGATTATGTCTTCAGATGGTTATGGAAATAAAAATGACCAAAATTAAGTTAACTCCTGAAAAATTAACTAACCAATCTTCAGTTTGGGATCGTGCTTTTGAAGAAATTATACGTTCCAGGGAAACTAATACTCGTCCTAATCCAGAAGTTTTCAAGAACCTTACTAAATCTACTGGCGGTAACTAAAACTAGTCATAAATCACCCTAGTTACTGTTAGGACCCTTGACTCCCCTTAATAACTAATAATTTTTAGCTTTAGGGATAGGTTCAATGGTTCTTTCCTTGACGATTTTCGATAAATAATCGAAAATAAGAGAAAGAAAAGAGAATAAAAATGGCTACAGTTAGTCGCAACGATGATGGCAAATCAAAACCGCTTCCGGTAAAAGACGTAGAAGGCGAGTTTGTTCCACATAAAGCCTCTCGTGAAGATTTATCTTATAAAAATGCTCCAGTATCAGCTGGTATTAGACGACTCAAGGCACATCAGGTTACTAATTGGATAGAGAATCTATCTGGTAATGTTTCTAACTGGGCCAATGGCACAGATAGTAATGCGCTCAAGTTTCGTTTAGAGCCTAATGGTTTTTATGGTTCAGTAATTAACATTCCTGATGAAATTAAAAATCATCCCTTTGTTCAAAGGGCATCTGTTCGTGGTTTGATTAGATTCTTAACCGAAGAACAGGCACTTGATCGAGCCGACGAACTTATTGATGCTCCAGACCAAGCTGATGAATCTGTTCAGGAAATGTTAAAAGCTCTTGCTCCTGGTGCTGCTCGTAATATGACTACAAACTTTAAAGAAGGCGTCCCAGATGACGCTGAACAAGTTGGTAAAGCAATGACAGCAGACGCAATTTGGGCGAATGCTAAGAATCCAGCTCTAAGAGTTGCACTTGATAAGCAGATTCCAATTGAGATTGATGCAGATAGTCTGTAATAATGGCTATTGAAGAACTAAATAAGCATCTTCAAGCAGCTCATGGTGTTACTAAAGATTTACAAGACTGGTCTGCACCAATTTTTCACGCACATCAACATTGTAATGAGGATCATAAAAGTTGTGATCCATCACACCACACTGCTAAATGCAATAAATTAGATGACTGGTTCCATCCCACGGAAAATGCTAAAAAGAACTATCCTGACAACTATAAAGCCCATAGGCACACTGCATCTTCAGAATTCTAGTTAAATTTAACTTTATTTTTTCGTAGATATCAGTCTAGTTATTGAGATAAACTTTTATCCAAAGGATTAATTATGGCCAACGTTCCTAGTGGGAACCTTTCCCTAAATACAACCACAAACTGGTACAACCCATTTGTTTATGGTTCACCTAACTTTACCATTAGTGGTACTCCCAACGGCAACGTTCCGGTGTATACATTGTCGGGTACCGGTTATGCTTCACAGAGCCAAGCAGGTAACGTCTTGCAGACTGACCAGTATAACAGCAGACGTGAAGGTTTCGGCTCTTAATTTTGTTGGCTAATACTAATATTACTAATAAAGACATTAAAAAGGAAAATTAATAATGGCAACATTTCCAACTCCCAATGTTCCGCTAGAACAGCAAACTAAGCAAACTATTGTACAGAATCAGCGTACTGGTCTTAATGCCTACACTGGTAACCCAATTGATGTAATTAATGCTGCTGCTATTAGTGGTCTATATGCGCTAACAGTAAGTGACTCTACTACTGCATTTGTATTCAGTGGATCAGCTGGTGTTTCTTCACCACTAACTGGGGCTTCTACCGTTGCTGCTGCTCTATCTGGTGTTGCTACAGCTCTTGGTTCAAGTGTTTATTACACTAGTCCACTACCTGGTGTAGGTATTGATCAACTATTTAATCACAAGGTAGTAATTGAAATTCCTGCTGGTGGAACACTGGCTGTTTCTGGGTCTACTGCAACAATTACCAATGTTTCCTTAATATCCGGTGGGTTAAACGCTGCATTCCCTACTTACACTAATAGCCCATTTGCAACTCCTAACTGGACTGATCAATTTGTTGTACATGCTTACCCTGTAGGTGGATTTGGCAACACAACCCAAGACACTACCAAGACAATTGAAGTACAAGTAAAGCAGATTCAGACTGGTGAAGGTCCTTCGGGTGGTAATGAAACTCAGGAATGGACTGAATTCTTTGCCAATTACCAGATCAATCTTAATCAGACTGACCAGGTTCTTGCCAATCGTACAAAATTACAGAATTAATCCACTTTAAAGAATTAAATTCTTATGGTGGTAGAAGGAACTGCTACTAGTCGGCTCCGTTCTTTAGTTGTATCAGGACTAATCAATCAACCACTGTATAGTGGACCCCAATTTTTGTGCATTGGTAATGACCATGGTTTTAACAAGGTTAGTGCTACTGATCAGGCTTTATTCACAGAAGTTGGGAAAAGGATTAGTGGTACCATAACTCAGGTTAGCACTGTTACTAGTGGTGATACCTATCAGTGGGAAGGTACTTTATTAGTATCTGGGTTTACTGGTATTACTAATATTGGTCTTATTAGTTCTTTGGGTTCTCCTATCCAGGATACTTTGGCTCAACAGATTTCTTCAAGAACACAAAGTTTTATTGTTCCTAGTCACTTTAATTTATGGCCCTCACCATCAGGTAATTTCTACAATATTCAAGTAAATACAGAAGTAATGACTATTACTGGAACTAATGGAACTAATACTTTGTACGTTCAAAGAGGGATCAATAACTCTACCCCTCTGGAACTGATTTCGGTTGGTACTACTATTACTCAAGTTTCCGGTACATTATTTCAGCATATTAGTTCTAATTTCCCAAATTTTAGTAATGGCGACACAATTCAATTTATTATTCAAGAAATTTTTGAATAATTTTCAAGACAACATTAATTCTTCTCTAGAATAACACTAGTTATTGAAGAAACATCAACCAAGGATGCAACATGGCTTCTAGCTCTCTATATCTCTTTCCCCAAGAGGGACTGAACGTACTTTTGGACATTGTTCCAAGAGGTATAATTACCATTAACTCAGGTACTGACTATTACGTTGGTCTCTTTACTACTTCATGGGCTACTGTAGAAGGTTACGGTTATCCCAATATTAACGTAACTCTTAACAGTGGTACTTATCCTATAGCTGAAGTTTCTGGTACTGGTGCTGGTGGTTATAATCGTCTTACTGTATCTGGTCTAGGTTGGGGTGCCCCCACTGCAGGTACTACTTTGATCGGTGCTAACACTATTAACGTTCAGCAAAGTACTTATGGCACTAGCCAAACCTTTACTTGTAACTCAGGTACTTGGACGCCAGTTTATGGCATGTTCTTAGCTACTTGGGGTACTCTTTGGGGTGCTTCTAACCCCGCTGCAGCTGCTCCTCCTAGCTTGCCAAACATTGTGTTATGGTATGCTCCTTTTGCCGATGGTAACTCAGTTACATTATCGAGCGGGGACTCACTTGCCATAACACCTACATGGCAGTCCGCTCCATACCCAGCATAACACCTGGTCAGAACGTATATTCATATTACATATTCTATTTTATGGTGTACTATATACACTATGTCAAAAAGAGTCTACCCAAAAAAAAAGCAACTTGTGTAGTTTGCAATAATACTTTTTATATTGAAAATTATAATTAGGATAAAAATAAAAAGACTTGTTCGCCAATCTTATTCTCTTAATAATTATGTAGGTGGAGCGGCCCCTGCAGCTAAGGCAGTTTTAACTTCTATTATTAATTCACTTGGAGTAACACAAGGTTTAGGGTGGTTTATAGATGGAACTTCCTAAAGGACAATAAATGGCAATTGAAACCCCTGCTAACGGAGTAGCAACTACACTAGCTTCAGGCATTACTAGTGGTGCTACTACTTGTTACCTTACGTCTGCAACAGGATTTACTAATAATCAATATCACTGTCTAATTACTGATAATGTCAACTTTGAAGTAGTAGAGTTTACTGGACTTTCTAGTAATCTTGCTACTATGCAACGTGCAGTCGAAACATATGGAGGATCAGCAACAGCATCTACCTTTGCTGCAGGATCGCAGATAATTGTGGTTACTAGTGTACAGAGTGTTCAAAATATGATTTCTCAGTATAATGGTTCTGCAGGTAAGAATGTAATTATTAATGGTGGAATGGATATCTGGCAACGTGGAACTTCGTTCCCTCTGACGAACACTCAAATCTATACAGCCGACCGTTGGAGCACATCGGGAAGTGCAACCTCTATTGCAACTGTCTCGCAGGTTGCTGCCCCGGCACTTACCGGATTCGGAAAGGCGTTGCGAGTACAGCGCAACTCGGGAGCGTCGGCCACCGCGAATATATCAATTGGGCAGTCCTTAGAGTCGCTGAACTCGATACCACTTGCCGGTCAGACGGTGACATTCTCGTTTTGGGCGCGGATTGGCGCAAACTTTTCGGGAGCAAGCAACGAAATCACGGCCTACCTTGTGTATGGGACTGGGATCGACCAAAACTTTCAGAATGGTAGTTACACAGGGCAAACGTCTATCGTTAATCAGAGTCCTGTACTTACAACGACGTGGCAGTATTTTTCGTATTCAGGAGTCGTTGGTGCAACCGCGACGGAGTTGGCGTTAGAGTTCTACTACGGACCAGTTGGCACCGCTGGGGCAAACGACTACTTCGATATCACGGGTGTGCAACTGGAACTCGGTAATACGGCTTCTATATTCTCTCGTGCAGGTGGTGACATACAAGGTGAATTAGCGAAATGTCAACGTTACTGTTATGAAATGAATAGTGCACAAGCAAGTGATGGTTACGCTATATATAGCGGAAGTGTTCAGTGTATTGCGACTACTAATGCACTTGCTATTATTACTTTTCCAACAACTATGCGAATAGCGCCATCTTTCACATCATCAGTGGCAACAGGATTAACTACACAATCAGCCAACGGAACAGGAGCTGCTCTATCGGCTATTGCCCTGGACAGAAGTACGCCTAACAATGCAGAACTAACCTTAACTTGTGCTGCTGTATTAGTTGCTGGAAATAGTTCTCTTTTGTTTTCAAATGGCAACAACACATCCTATTTAGCATTTTCTGCAGAACTCTAAAGGATAATAAATGTCTAGATCGCCATATGCATTAAACTCATACACTGGTGGTGCTACCTATGCAACTATTGTGGCAACAGGTATTGGTGCTGCTGACACTACTATAACTATTACTGGTACTAATGCAAGTTGGAGTCCTTTAGGTACTGCAGGGGGTTGGTACCTAGCATTAGACTATGGAACTTCTGCAGAAGAGAAGATCTTCGTTCCTTCAGGATCTTGGACATACTCTAACACTGGTGTTTCATTAGTAGGAGTTACTCGGGGAATTGATGGAACTACTGGGGTAATTCATCCCGCAGGATCATTTGTAGCACCGGTTATTACTTCTATTGATACTTTTGAAGCTAATGAATTAGTATCTCAAAACCTTGGTAACTTTATAGTTCGTAGTGCTACAGCTACTTGTACTCCAGGAGAATGGACTGTATTTTCAGGAACTACTGCTGCACAAACTCTAAGTTTACCTTCAGGGGTTATTAACCAAACTGATAACCAGATATCTAACTACTCTACTGTTGGATTAACTATTGCTTCAGGTTCTAATGCAAAACTTAACAACTATGGAGTTTTGGGTAATGTAATTATTCCCCCTAATGCTTCATATACTTTTACCTATGAACCTACCAATACTACTTGGTACACAACTGGTACTAATACTCCTACTGCTTATGTAGGGAGCGGTCTAGCAGGACAGCATCTAACCCCTTCAGGGGCTATAGCTGGACAATTATCTTGGGCTATGCCTACTAGTTATGATATGCCTGCAACCTATCTAAGTCCCTATAATGCATGGAACTTAGACCCAGGGGTAAATATTGGTAGTGCTGCTGTTCTTGTTACTGGCACTTTATATTATAATGCTATTTGGATTCCTACTGCTATGACTCTTAGTGGTATATCATTTTACCCTACTACTTTTGCAGCTACTGACACTGCCTATATAGGTTTCTTTAACTCAACTACTCAATTAGCAGTATGTTCAGGTATTATCGGTGGTACAACTAACGCATTAGTTAAAACTCTTATTTCTGGTGGTACCTATAATATTTCCTCTCCTGGACTTTATTACATTGGAATAGTAATTTCTGGATCGAGTGCCACCTCCTTTGGAGGCAACGTACTTACTATTCCCTCTTTATATAATTTAGGAGTAGGCAATCAAACAAATTCGGTCACAGGGTTAAGATTAGGCACTGTAGTTATAGGTAACAGAGCATTATATGCTAATAATGCAACCATTAGCGGCATAATACAGAGCGCTCCATCACCAGGCCCAGTTCTTTTCTTTGCGCTATCATAGAATAGCCACTAATGGCGACACCTCTAGATAGACATCCTTGGACTGAATCCACCCAGGCATATTATGGTGGTACAGAGTCATACTATCCAGTACTCTTTCCCACTATTTCGGGATTTAATGCTTCTTTCTTAATTCCTGCCTATCAATATCCTACTTTAGGGATTTGGCCTCAACTCTATATAACTCCACCTATAGGAACTACGGGCTATGTTATTGTTGACATTGCTAGTGGAACTCTCCCCACAGTAGACCCCAACTATACTTCTGCAATTGCTAGAGCTCAAAATGCAGGTTGGACTTGTTTAGGTTATGTTGATACCAACTATACTGCAGTAGTTTCAGGACAAGTAGAAAACTTAGTACATGACTGGTTCACAGTTTATGGGATTAAGAATATTTTCTTTGATCGTGCAGATAATACTACTCCCAATATTGGTTACTATACTGCATTAACCAACTATGTACATAGTAACGGTGGGACTGTTTCTTTCCTAAATATGGGTGCAGCTCCAGCTGCAGGTTATTTGAATACCTCTGTTTGTGATGGAATTATAGTATTCGAAAATACTTATGCAGCCTATCAATCAACCCCTCCTGTAAACTATTCTTCTGCTCCAGTGCATATTGGACACATAGTAAGTGCATGTCCTTCTATTGATGCTCTTTCACAGATTCAAAGTAGTACAAGCTTAGGTGCTGACTTACTTTTTGTTACTGATGAAACTGATGGGGCCTATAATATTTTACCTACCTATTTTGCTAATGAAAATAGGGTATTTAATGGACTACTATCAAAACTTATTCCTATTCTTGCAGGTTGGGCATCATATGCTTGGGGATCAAGAGAATGGGTAGGACAACCCCTTGCTCTTCCTGCGTTTACTAAGTTTATCAAGGTAGTACAAACTAATATTGATAAGATTAGTAAACAAAAGCAGAGTTTTATCAAGGTAGTACAAACTAATATTGATAAGATTAGTAAACAAAAGCAGAGTTTTATCAAGGTAGTACAAA